TTATTTGCGACAGCAGCACTTCTTCTCGTCAAAATATTTGCGCTCGGCTACTTCTCCCTGTTTACCGATATTAAATGAATCGACTGGGCGGTGGTAGCCCATGACACGGGTCCACACTTCGCACTTAGTTCTCTCGCTGTTGGGGATACCGAGTTTCTCAAGTTCAGTCATTTTCCTTTCTCCTTACCTGAGTTGGATGGCACATCTTTCAATGATTCTTCTATCGCTGACTGCGCGCTCTGCACATTCTGCAAGAGTTTTTGAAGAGAGCTCAAGTGCGCGTCTAAATCGACTACAGATTCCAAGCTCGGTTTGTAGGCGTCGCTGTATCGCGGCGTCTCGCTCGCGCACCCGCAAAGCAGAATCATTGAGAGTAGTAATACTTTTTTCAAGGTTGGCAATTTCTTTATCTTTCCTTTGAAGGGTTTCAATCTGGTGAGCAAGTATTCGCTCCCGCTCCTGCGTCCACCTGAGCTCGGTTTCCTGCTGGCCGAAGTGATACCCGAGAACGGAGGAAAACATCACGGCGGCAACAATCAAAATTACTCGGATCATTTTCTGAAAAAGAGTTCTAGTTCTGCATAACGTCTGCGGCGCAAACCATTCTCATAAGCGGTCCCTGGATTGCAGTATTTAGGCCACCACTCCCTAATTCCGTCCTCGTCCTCAGCGTTGACCATCCTGAATAATGTGTATCGTCTGCATTTCGTAATGCCGAAGTTGAAAACAAAAGACATCAGGGCAATGAACTGATTCTCCGTAACAGGTACGTGAACGAGCGCTGCCAGCTCTTCCTGCGTGTGAGCAAGGTCTTTGTCCAGGAGGTCATACGCCTCAGCCCGCGTAATGTGTTCGTCTGGATGTACGTTCTTTGTGTGTCCGAAACCAATCGTCCACACCCCAGCAGGGCATTTATAAGATTCAAGGGCCGGTCCTCCCTTAGGGCCTTGCTCGAATTCAGATATAAAGTTAGTTGCCAGCTCTGGCGGGTAAAGCATGATGTTTTGCTTTCTCATTTAGGCTCCTTCTTGATACCGTGCAACCTCTGTACTTCAGACTTCAAGGTCTCCAGGTCTTGCTGAATTTTCGTAAGCTGTTTTATAGATTCGGTGTTCGAAGTCGCTCGGCGGTTGAGCTCGTTGATCTGGAGGCGCTGGAGAGCTGTTTCGTTCTCAAGGCTGTTGATCCGATCTTGCTGGGACACGATGGTGTACTGATTCAACTGAGAGTTTGTGAGCCATCCTGCCATATAGAAAGCAAAGAACAAAACTAGCTTTATAAGTCCGGCTATAAACGAGCGCATACTAATTGCCATGATTCGCTCCATTGTGTACGGTAAGTTTTAATTTGCCTGTGACGACACCGTAAAGAGTGTTCATGATCTTCAGGCCGAAGTAAGAAGACACTCCGCTACAGGCCCCGATCCACTCCCAACTGAGTTTCGAGGTGCGGAGGATTAGATAGACAATGAACCCGGCAGCACATGAGGTAACAAACTCAATGAACCAGCGCGGAAAATTCCAGTCTCTTTCCGCTCTCACATACGGCATAGCAGAGCCCGATGCCGCGCATATCAATATGAGCGTGAACACTATTAGGTTTACCGTGCTGGCAAACTCGCTGAGGCTGAAATCTGTTTCCATGTTTATCTCTCTTTTTGGACATGTTATGAGCGCTTTTTCTTTCAATGCGCACACCTAACGAAAAGCCCCTCGAGAGGAGGGGCTGAGCGGTTAGATGGAAGCACTTAGCGGATAAAGCCGTAGTTCGACATCCTTAACATGGTTTCCGCCAAGGCTGACATAACTACCCTTTGTAACGGGCATACTAAACTTGCCGCCGCCATTAGCCCACGGAACTAGCGACTGAGCCCCGGGGCCAGCCGCATAGCTGGATTCATTCGTTCCGGTAAATGAGACAACAAGAACGCCGTCGTTAGGCATTACGCCCTGATAGATAGAGCCCCAATCGTCATTAACGTCAGTTCCTGTCATCACTATTGGAGAGGCTCCCCAGGCAGGTTGAGCAAAATGCGCGGCTTCGGTTTTTGTTGTTCGGGTATTCAGTAATAACTGGAGGAGCGACTTCAGCATGACGCACCTCCAAACATCTGATCAATTGTTCCCCTCGACTTTGTATATTCGAAGATAGGCAGTAGAGAACTGATTTGATTGCCCAATTGCGTAGGTAAGTTCTTGACCTTTTTTAGCGTAAGCCCAGATCGAAAGATTCCCATTCGCAGATGGTCCGAGATTGATGAGATTGAACCCTCCAATATCGGCAAACCAAACTCCATAACCTCTGAGGTTGACAACCCCCGTGTACGGCATCGTGAATGGGTGACTTTCTCCATCTGCAATAACAGGTAGTTCAGAAGAGCTTTGAATAGAAATTGTTGACTGATCAGCCACCCACTCCCGCTTGTTCTGTAAGAATTTCTCTGCAAAGAGCTGTACCAATGACTTAAGCATAGGCCACCTCCTTGCAGAAGAGCGTTCTTAAGAGTTTGATACCCCCCCCCGATCGTCTTGTACAGACTAATTGCTATATTTTTTAGGTTACGGCCTTGTACCGTGCATTGAATCCCTTTTGCAATAGGAATGAATGTTGCTATTGTTCCGCCTGCGGAATTATTAAAAATATAAGTAGAAACGTAACTAGAGAGAATCAACCGGGAAGGCGGTGCTCCATCAGTAGTTGCTCTTACAATTACGAACCCATCGGCTTGTGCATTGAAAGTTGCAACCGTTGCAACCTCGTCTCCTACACTATTAACCGTCGGAGTAATGCTAATGCTCTGACTAGAAGGCATAGCCTGATGTCCTACAAGCTCGGATTCCTGTTTGCTGTAGAACTTGCTCAGCAGGAGGCTCAATACGTTTTTCAGCATAATGCGCCTCCTGTTCTGAGGCTATTTAGACGATTCGTTGCGAACGAAGGTAAGATTCCCTGAGCCCGAGTAGACACCAAGATCCACAACAATTTCATCGCCCTTCTGTATCGGAATAGAAGCCCACTTCCAACCACAGGCAACGTTAATGAGGTAGCTAATCTTTCTTGTGGAGTTTTCCAGTCTGAACCAATTGTTGCTAACTTCATTGGCTCCGCCAATCTGAAACACTGCCCAACCGCTAAAGGGGGCAATGAGATTTTGTTGTCCCCCTCCGGCAATTGATTGATTTTGAGCTGTAGTGCTCGGTCCACATTGATAAGCGATGTCTGGATATTTATTTTGCAGAAACCTCTCTGCAAATAATTGGATAAGGCTCTTAAGCATACTGAACCTCCATAAAGAAGTTCAACAAATTTACCCCCCCCCATTCCGATTGAGGATATAAATCTCCACTGCCAACTGTTTTGGTTATACAAAGATATGTTAACTGTATCCCCTTTAGCGACTGGAATCATCGCCGCCTGGGTCCATGCAGGCACAGAAACTTCCTGCGGGCCGCCTTGAACTGATAGACCGTTGCGAAAAAGTTGCATATCAAAACCACCAACATTCTTCGCATTAGCTGAAGCGGTAACAAAACCATCGGCGGGACAAATGTATTCCTGACCTGAAATACCTATGTCTATTCTTCCCGGAGCAGCATTGTGAGCCGCTTCGCTCGGTGTAGTCCTTGTATTCAATAGTAATTGTAGTAACTGTTTTAGCATTTAAGCTCCTTTTCCGGGGCTTAAACGCCCCGTGTTAATTCGGTAAATTTAGTGGATAAACAATCGCTCGAACCCCTGTTCCTGACCATTGAAAAGTAACGACATCTCCTTTTTTTAAGAAACAATTGACAGCGTTGTTGTATCGATATGACCTGACAAGAGTGACAAAAACACTCGCGATTTCTATCAAACTGTAAGAAGTAGTTGTACCTGGAGGATAACTATCGTTCACTCCAAGAACCACGAAACAAGCATATGGAGCAACATAGTTTTGAGTATCTCCGTCGCCATCTGGTAAAGAAATAATTACAGGATTACTCCAATTCGGTAGCGACAATCTATCGGCTTCAGAACCATATATTAATCTATTACCCCCCCCCGCCGTTTACAGATCTACGTGGTACAAATAAACTGCACAGCAAACTGGCTAATTCTTTAAGCATGGAAAAAACCTCCTTGTCTCATAGAGTTTCGGGCATTAACTGCCTGTTCCAATTCATAGGCCAAAGCCTCCGGAAATTCCGGGTAGTCGACAAACGGGAATCCTTGCTGATCCGGAAGGTCTTTGAGCGCTTGGCGGTAATCCAATAAAGCCTGACGATCACTTTCTGTTAATTGAGCTCTCTTCGATCTGGCCGCAGACTGAACCGTAATATCCGGAAGCTGGACGTACTTGTCAGTGTCAGAGATTCGAGCATTGCGCTCACCTCTCACCTCTTGTTCGTAACGATCTTGGACAAATTCGTCATCCAATTCCGGGAGCTCTGCCGATAGATAGAAATTCCCGTCAGCGCTCTGAAAATAACCTTTAGGACTTGGCTCCATTTTCCAGAAATTGATTATGGTGCCATCGTCTCTTTTGAATTTTTCAGAGAGCTTGTAATGACTCTTGGCAAAAGCCTCATCCTTCGGGTCTGTAAAGGCATGCTGACCAGGAGAATTGGAAGACACCACAACTTTTCCGTCTGAGTCTTTCAGTGAGTATTTTGCCAGCGGCTGGCTCATTGCCTTGGCAAGCATTTCCTGCCTAACTTGTTCTAAGGTCTTCATTGTTTATCCTTCGGAATTGTTTAATTTGTCGATGGTGTTTCTGACTCAGCAGAGTTTTTGGCATCATCAATTTCTTGCTGGGTACCACCGTTTTCAAGGATCAGTTCTTCGAGAATCGGACACAGGTAGTCATCAACGTGACCATTGAAATAAGTTTCAGCCCAAGATTCCGCACCGGCTGTAAAGTTGATATTCGACCGCGCAGTGGTCTGTTGCGTCTCTGTAAGGGCTTGAGCCGCCTCGTATGAGACACTCGGCGTTAAATCCGTGTAGTCCGCAGATAAAAGAGCTGTCCCGGCAGATGTGTCCACAGACGCAATCGTGAACATTCTTCCATCTGTTCCGACTACGGTGTCACCAGCTTTAATGTTGCCTTGAGGCTTCAAATCCGAGATTTGAATAGTGGCCGAAACTTGGAGCGCTTGATTGATTACTCTGACAGCATAGGCACTTGCCGCCGCCTCTAAAGCTTTCGCTTCCGCAGTCTGCGCAGCAGTCTGGGCGGTTGTTGCCGCCGTTTGTGCGGTTTCAGCATTGCTCTGGGCCGTTTCTGCTGCCTGTTGCGCCGCCTGAGCAGTTTGCAGAGATTGGGCCGCATTGTTAGCCGCTGTTTGGGCACTAGCAGCTGAACCTTGAGCGGCAGTCTGAGCCGCTGAAGCCGAAGTTTGTGCCGAGTTCGCCGTTGTAACTGCCACCGTGGAAGCATCGACCGCACTCTTAGATTGAGCAATAGCAGTCTGTATATCTGCATCCCAATCGTCGACTACTTGCTTCAAAGTCTCAACTTTTTCATTTGCAGCATTCGCTTCCGCTAATGCATTCGAAGAAGTTGAATTTGCTGTCTGTGCTGTTTGCCGAGCTTCCTTAGCGATCGATAGAGCTTCTTCGGAATTGTCAGAGGCTTGGTCTGCGTACGCGCCAACATCGTTAATGGCGTCTTCCGTCTGCTGAAGAACTTCGGGGCCGCTGATAACTCCGGTTCCTGTCGGCGTGTAATGAAATTGGAATTTCGAATCTGCCATGATCAATTACTCCGGCAAGCGCAAGAAATAAGCGAGCGTGTAAAAAGGCGGCTCATTGGTAACGCCTGTGATCTTTGCGTTAGCTGTTAAGGTGTGCGTGTGCGTTTGACTTCCACCAGTAGAACCGATACTCAATCCATGCTGATGAGAGCCGTTAGAAGATGTTTCTCCCGTCCAAGTTCTGGACGCATCGATATTGAAAACACCTCGACCATTTTGACGACCATCGGAGCATCCGGGATGATCGCCTACGTAAACAAGAGGACCGTTACCAATCACGCTCAACCAGTTGGCGGAAATTTGTCCGGTGATGTTCATTGAACCTCTTGTGTGGGTATGAGCACCTGCAGGAGATGTGCTACCTGAATGAGAATGTGCTGGCATCTGTGCGGCCGTCAGCGCAGTAGCACCAACTGTGCCGTTAACGGTCAAATCTGGAATCTCAATAGTTGAAGCACCGCCAGTTGTGCCCGAATCTTTTGGTAAAGAGCCTTTTATAAATTTTCCAATCAAGTTTGGAGTTACACCATTCTTCCCGTCACTCTGGCCATCACAAAGGATCCAACCTTCGTCGGCTTGAGTAGTACCCCAAAAAACTGGGCGTCTCCCATCACTTCCACCTAATGTCACGTTATGAAACGGAACTACGGCGCCGGCTGGAACGGTAATGTCGATATTTTTCCAAACTGCTCTGTTAGTTCCAGGCGCCACCTTTGTGGTTGATGGTCCGTTGGCTTGGATGCAGCGGTACTTAGTCCCATTCTGCATAACCTCGTTCCCAACTTCGTAGTCCAAGAGAGCGGAATAATTCATAATCCCGCCCTGTTGATACCACAGCAAAAATTGAGAAAGCAAGAAAAAGACGCCATTGAAGTCCGATTTAAACGGAGGAATGCCGCCTTGTTCGATGGGAATAGCATTTTCTCGTCCCCAACCTATTTGCTGAGAGAGTCGTCCTAAACCAGCTTCTTCTGAAGTTAACGGAGGAATGGTAATTTCTCCGTCCTGGGCGATAGCCGCGCTTAATTGATACTTTGGATAATTACTCATATCTCAATGACCTTTGAGGGATTGAAGACACCTTGATTAAAGGGCAATAAATTGGATCCGAAGAATCCGAATACCAGATTGTTTGGAACGACCGTCTCCACATTTGCCAAAACCCCAGCAGGCCTGTTTAACAATCCGTAGTTTTGCAAAATGGCGATTTGGACAGCAGAGGGATCTCCAACAATGCGAATCGTTATCGTCATATCCTGGTAGTCGGTGACAAATGCCGGCAGGCCTATCAACCGAGTAAGCAAAGAATTAATGGTTTCAGCCGTAGAGTTCGAGACGTTTACGACGGCTCGATAAAAAATCAGGAACCGGAAAAACTCATCATCCAGCCGAGTGTCCTGACCGTCAACAACGAGGTTACGATTCACGCCTACGCGCTTCCCCCACCAATCCAGCCAAACCCCGGAGGCTGTATCAGGGTTCAATATGAAATTAAAAAACGCGTCCAGTTGAGGAGACGCGTCTATTTCGGCATTGAAAAGTAATCCTAATTGTCTGTATCGCTCTGAGTGCGAATACTGCGACTGGAGCGCTATAGAAATAAGCGATCGGACATTTGAGAGTTTTCTGAAATCCTCAACACTCAGAATATTCCGCCAAGTTGCAGAATCTGCCATCGTTAGCCTCCTGTTTGGAATACAAGAGAGACATCGGACTCTTGAATCGTGGGCTCCACATTCGCAGGAATCTGGACACTGGATCCGAAAGCTCCGGATCCCAGAGCTACTTGGATGGATGCAACCGGAACGGCTGTAGCTGACTGAATTGCGGCATAGAACCGAGACGCGTAGACAGTCGACGCCAAAGAAACGCGGTCATTCGCACCCTGTCCTAGAACATCATTGATCACAGTCTGAATGACGTTGTTTTTCTCGGTTGGATTCATTGAAGTGGCAAAGAATTCGATCTTTACCTTCAAGGCTTGATTCTGCGGCCTGACAATGTTGTAGACGTAGGTGGCGTTGTAGAACCTAGAATCTGTGTACGAAACCTGATAAGTTCCAGTAGTCCCGCACCCTGCGTCCTTTCGCTGATAGATCGTTTGAGCGATCTGCTCATCCTCTCCGCCAACGATAGCGACCAGAATGGAATGAGGATTGATGCTCACGCCAAATTGAGTGATGGCGGCATTCGTCGGATTCTCTAAAACTCTGACATCGAGAACGCCCTCTAACGCGGCCAAATTTGCCTCAATCGCTTCGACATACCCGGTGGCATTGACAGCATAGCTTTCAACCATTCGGTTTCTAAGTTCTGCGTCCGTCTCTTCATCTCGGCCGATGACGCCGGCGGACGGATTGTTAATGGTGTCCCATCCTGCAATCGTTGTGACGATCCTGTTCACTGCTCCCGCCGCTACTTCTAACGGTCCGTGTTCGATTGCAGTAAATGTAGTAGTGACACTTCCTGTGTCTCCGATTCGTGCGCCTGCTGCCGCCGAATGTCTGTACTGGTTGCCGAGAGAATCTTGAGCGATCGCACCATAGGGAATAACCGTCCCCTTCAGGCCGGTCAGAACGCAGTTGACTACCGTGGGCTCGGAGATTTTGCGGTCTAAACCGTAAAGCGCCGCCAGCGCATCTAAGACTTTTCCTGTTGCGAGATCCGGATTAACCATGTTCGACAGAAAAAGAATCTCAGAGTTTTTGGCCTCGATTTCGGCCACGATCAGATCAAGGACCTGCCCCATCGGGGAACTGGGCTCGATGTTCAAAAGCGGATCTGTGGGCGATGTTTGAAACGCCTGCTGAATACGTGAACCGAGATCAGAACGAATCTCTTGCGTGCTGGGCAGTTCAACGCCGACCAAAGGATTAAAAATGATTTGAGCCATAATTTTTTAGAACACAAAAGAAACTGTTTCGTCCTGCTCTGTCGTTATCGTGATCTCTCCGTGGAGTGTCCTCGTTTCCTCATTGAACTCGGTAATGTCAACAGAATCAACGGACTTCACACCATCAACCCTATTCCCAGCCTCATGGATCAATTGAGCAAGGACGGAGGAATCCAGCTTTTTGGCGAGTTGGGCTTCCTTCCATGCAATGCCGTTGGCCTGCTGGAAATAAGCGTCGTTGGTCCACAACCGAATCTCGTTAGCCAAGTTCTGAGCTATAGCCAAGGCTCCGGACGTTAGGAGAATGTTTCCTTCCTTTGTCAGCTGAAGATCCCATGACTGAGGACTCAGAAGAGCTGTTTTTGCTGTATGCGGCATGATCTAACTTCCTCGTTTACTGCGGGGCGCCGGTGCTTGAATTTCCGCTTTGGACGCCTGTGTGCGTGTGGCTGGTGAGGCTGATGCCCTTCGCATTTACATCACCTGTGAATGTTGCATCAGCACCGCCAGAACCACCGCCGGAAATCGGTCCGTTCAAATTGATCTGAGAAGAATTGACTGTGAAACTGGTGCTCGCATTGACCTCACACTCCGGAGCCTCCATCGAGATCTTTGTCGGAGCTTTAATCTTGATAGTTCCCTCATCTTCCAAATGAATAAAGACTTCCGGAGCTTTTCCCCAAAATCCCCCGATGTAGAACGAATCGGATGGATCAAATTTTCGGTAAGTTGCAGGGACCTTTGGAGTCGTGCTGCCGTTGATGTTTGAAATGTCTTGCTTTGCCACAACTGCCAATCCGATGTCTCCCACCTTAGGATCACAGATAATCGCGGCTTTGCCATGCTGAAGACGAAAATACGGGAGCTTTGGAATAGTAGTCACTTCCAAACCGTCTCCTGAATTATTTCTTGGCTGGAGAAGTGGCTTGACCGTGACATATCCGGCGCCAGCTTCTTCTCCTTTACGTTCCACTGCCGTCACAACAACAGGCAAGGAGGTACTTACCACTTGAGAGATCAGCGAACGAATAAAAAACTCCATCGAGTTCAACGGATTGCTGGAGGCGAAGTTGTCATAGTTCGCACTAAGTTCTTTGTCTGACATTTACCACCTCGGATAAATTCCGGAGATTGAAGTTTTCCAAGAACCACCGGCCGGATCATTCGCACTCAATTCATGTTTTAGGGCGACGATCTTCCAAGTTCCGGAAGCATGAGGAACGATAGATTCCAGTTTGAAATTCGCTCCGATCCTCAACTCCGGACGGAAAAAACATGAGACGTTGATCCCGTTGTTCGAGAATGTTGGATAACCAATCATGCCGTTAGAGGAGTTAATCAATGGCAATTCGCCTTGTGTCTTCCGGCTCCCTTTCTTCGGCATGAGAACAACTTTCTCATCATCAAACAAAAGATTTGCACCAACTGCATCTGCAATTCTGCGCATTTTTGTCACTGGGTCACCGTTGATAATGCAATCACGGATTGAAGCAGTGACTTCATTATTTTCGAGAACGTACCCGACTTCTTTTGAAATCTGCTCAATCAAGCCTGAAACAGTTTGGTTACCTGTGACAGAAATCGGAGGTTGAGGAATTAAAGCGGGAAAAAGGCCACAATTTGCCTCGACCTTGAACACCGGACTCGGAGCTGTATTGAAGTCCGCCCAAGCATTTATGATCTCGCCTTTAAAGATAACCGATAAGGTCTTCCCCTTCTGTCCCGCAGAAATATTGATTTTGTTCCGCTTCAAAGAAAAGGATTTGAAGCCAAGATGTGTCAACCGCTCCATGGTGTTCAGGGACAATCCTTTCAGAACAACTGAAGCTTTTGGATATGCCGGACAACCTGATTTATCAATGGAGACAGACATCGCAAAGTCTTTGAAAGTGATCGCTTCTTGTCCATCCATGGCGACCGTTACAGCAATGTCTTTCTGTGTGTAAGTAGTCTCATTGAGCACCATTTAAAACCTCGTTCTCGCTTGCATACACAAGGATCCATCGGTCGTTTAAGCCTTCATATTGAGGATCTGAGTTGCCCAAAGTGTCGATCATTCTGAGTTTGCCTTTAAAGTTCGGAGAAGGATAAGTATTGATGTCCGTTCCCACGCAAACCTTGCGGCCTTTGAATATTTCGACCTCTTCACAAGTCAGATTGCAGTACATGTGATCAGCTACCTGCCTTAGGCTGATGACGCAGTTCTGCCCGTCCAACACGACAGAAAACTCTTGCCATGGAAGAGCTGAAATATTGATTTGAATCATGTTTCACCACCATTGCAACCAGATAGTTAAAAAGGTTTCTACTTGCCGAGGCCTCCAGCCCATTTGATCAAGCTTTGAGCCATCGTCGGTTTTGTTTGGGCCTGCCCTGTGTTTACCTTGACTGCAGAAGTCGCTCGCTTTGGCGAATAAGCGATTTTCTGTTGGTTTAGATTGACCGTGATGATCTCAACGAAAGAGGCGTGTATCGACAACATACAGGCATTAGATGTCTGAGTTCTGGAGAAGTCATAGTGCTCCAAAGCCATATTCCGCCAGATTTTTGCCGGAGAAAAAATCGTACAAGTGTCTGTACTGTTCATCCTCCGGTCTAACATTGCGAGCGCCAAAACCTGTACGGCATAGCTTCCATTGAACAAAAATTCGACGTTTACCCGCTCAGGTTCCCGCACAATGTTGTAAGCGGCCAACTGGCCCTTTTCGATCGGTTCAGTTGGAATCCGAGAACTCTGGTCTGCGTCAACTGCAGCAATCGAAACGTAGGGAATAAACGGGAGCAGATTGTTTCCAACGACTGCCCACGACAATCCCATGATTGAATTTATAGACGCCATCAGAAATCAACCCCCGAAGCGGCGTTATTCAACATGTCTGTAGATCCTTGCATGGCCTGAGAGACACCTTGATTAACTCCTTGAATAACTTGTTCCTTGTCCGGATTTCCGTTGAAATTGACTACAGTCTGGTTGGAAATCGGAGAGTTTATGTTTGTCGTTCTGCCTTTTTCTTTGACAACTCCTCCGGCATTTCCGACAGTAGCCCCAGCCGGTGCCACCACAGCCTTCTTCTTGTCATCACTTCCGAACCAGTTCATGGGATTAACCCACGAAGGCATTTCAAAATTTGTGATGTCTGACAGAGCACTGGAGATCCAGTCAACGATCGGCTGAATGCTGCTTTTGATAGATTCAAAAGCACCAACAAACTTATCCCTTAATCCGGATACAGAGTTGATGACCTTCGCGATAACCTCAGCAACCTTCCCTATCGTCAGAACGATTGTCTCAATAGCTACCTTGATGACAGATCCGAAAGCCTGCAGAAAAAGATCTCCGACAGGCTTTAGGGCGTCCATCAGATCTTGGATGGCTTTCCACGCATCTTGGAAGCTTTTGCGAAGCTCCTTGATTTCATCGTCAGAAGTGCCCATTGATCTGAGCAGGTCTTCAAACGCGCTTGGTCCGCCTTTTGCAAAACTGATTAGGTCATCTAATGCAAGGGCTAAAGCAACAATGCCGGCAACAACCAACCCAACAGGACTGGCTAATAAACCCAACGCCTTCCCACCCAGCATTAACGCCGACTTCGGACCTAACGCTAATGCCGCGGCTCCCGCAACCAATTCCAGTGCTATTTTGATGAACTCACTATGTTGCGCAACAAAGTCCGTGAACTCACCAAATTTTTTCATCCCCTTGTCGACGTACGGAAGAAACACCTTGGCAACCTGATTGCCGAGGTTCTTCATCGACATGGTTGTGATTTCCCATTGGATTTTGAACCGTCTGGCGTTTTCCGCGTCTTTAGGAGACAGTGCCATTTGCCGGTACTTTCCAACAAGCTCGTTCATTTGCTTGTTGTTCTGAAGAAATACCGCAGCACTTTCCCGGGTAAGGCCGAGATACTTCAAGGCATAGTTGGCCTGGGCATCGTTCATGCCATTGAGCTGTTTTCCCATGCGCAGAAAAACAGAAGCACTGGCGCCGGTGCGGTCGGTGAACGATTTCAGAGCATTAGTGAACGCATCTGCAGAACCTCCCGCAGCCACGTTCGCTTTTCTCCAAGCATCCAGCTCAGAGACATTCATCCGGACTTCTTTTGAGAGCTTGTCTAACTTATCGCCCTCATCAATGAAGTTTGTGAACATCATCTTGGCGCCGAACATGGCCGCCAAGGGACCGGCATATCCCTTTATCGCTGAGAAGACCTTTGAGGCCATTGAGTCGAGTTTTTGCAGGGCCTGAGATCCCTGTTTTGCTCCCTTCTCAATGTCTTTTCCAGCCTTTTGACCTGCTTGAGAAGCTTGCCTCATTGAAGCAGTAGCAGCGTCAGAATTATTTTTGACTGATTCGACTGCCGCAGCCGTTTGATCGCCAATCGGATTGCCCAGAAGTTCATCAAGATTGTCTCCGGCATCCGCAGACTTTTTGATCAAGAAATCGATCTTCTTTGAGAGACTATCGAAAAACTCAATGATCCCATCGGCATTTAAACCAATGTCGATTAACAGACTGTCAGTTGTTTTTGCCATTTTCTAATCCGATTTATTTGCAAGCCACGCGTTGTAGTTTTTGACTAGAAGGATCTCATCGAGCTGGTACGCTTCTTCAAGCGTGATCGTTGTCTGCAACTCCGTGAGGGTTGCCATTCCTCCGGATATAAGCCGGGAGAACAAAGGCGGGAAGTTGCTAACTTGGGCAACTCCCCGAACCTTCGCGCAATCTGCTAGGAACTCGGCTCTACGTGGGAGAACAGTTTCCCGAAATTTTGAAAAAAACTGAAGTTCACCTTCAGGGATTCAACACGAAGGCGGATCAAAGTCATCGGGTTACTAATGTAGCCGTCGGCATCGTCATACGAAAATTGACGCTCATTGTTGCCATCAATCTTGTACACACATGTCAGAAGCTCATCTAGGAGGGCCTTCGCTTCCATGTGAGGGACGGATGCCAGCGCCCTAATAATTTCTTTATACGAAACAGAGGCGTCTAAATCGAGGTTTTTTCCTGTCAAAAGGAGAATCCGGATTAAGAGGTCTTCTGATTTCGTTGCTGGGAACGGGTAAATTTTGAACGTCAGCTGCTTATCGCCGTCTGTTGTTTTGAAGATAACCGGCTCTCTCATTTAGATGCGCTCCATAGATTCGAAGTGGAATACCCAGGTCGTGGCAGCCAAGACTTTATTAAGTCCGGGCATGGGGTTTGCTGTCTGCAATACACCGTTGGAGAACTGGTAGGTCTTGCCAATTGATGGAATCTTGATTGTCAGATTGCAAACGTAAAGCTGTTTATTTGAGCTCATAGCCTCAAACAGCGTTGTAAATGCGGCCGCTGTCGGAGAGTTTGCTTCAAGCGTGATTGTGACTGGATAAATATTCGGTGTGACTCCGGCGGCCATACGACCGTCAACACCCATTCGGGTCTCGGCAACCTGCTGGGAATCGGCAACAATAGCCGCATCTGTGGAGAATCTTTCCAGTTTCAGACCGTTCGGGTAAAGCTCTTCAATCGTCATCACTGCTGACGCATTGGCGGATGTGATGTCAAAGTTTTGTACGGGCATTTTTATTCATTCCTAAATGAAAAACCCGCCATCACGACGGGTCTTTGCTGTTGTGAAATTTTGATTACATGACGGCGGTCAAAGGCATCTCAATTCGTTGGATGCTGCCGGCATAGGTGTACCAAAGTCCCAAACGAGGGCTTCCTCGCTGGGTTCTCACATTTGCCGACGGAGATTCAATGAGGTACCAATAACCTTTGGAGTAGAGATCCTGTTTGATCGTTGAGTTGTTGGTTTCCGTCAACAATTGCTGAATCTGGGAGTTGGACAGTGCCAGCCCTGTATCAATCACGCCATTACGCTTGGCATCGTTGATGGGATCAAGCAACCATGCCTCGACATAAGCAAAGCCGATTGCGTTGTAGGGAGCGCGATTGATAGCCGCGAACCCGTCCATGATCTGACGCTGGATGCGGGCCTTGAACCAAATCATGCCGTAAAGGGCATCAATCCATTGATAAATTCCGGAGAGCAGACAGCCTCGGTTGATGAAATCAAACTCCGCATTACGTGTTGCGAATGCACCCACGTAATTGACCTTGAGATCATCCAAGGCTTCCGCCACTTCGTCGCTGAGAACGGAAGCCTTAATTCCGGAAGCCGACTTCGCAAACCACGTCTTAATGCCCTGGATAGCGGACCAATCAATAGAAGCGCCAACTGCAAGGAATGCCGCGGCATCCTGAGCGGTACCGTAAACCATCGCCAAACAGTTGTAGTTGTTCTCCGCTAACTGAGCGGCTTTCGTTGTGGACTGGGTAGATTGATCAAGCATCTTTTTGTCTGTGGACCAATCAAAGTACACGTAGTCATCATCAATGTCGGCCCAAGCCGCTAAAGCGGAAGCCTCAGCCACCTCTGTTGCATAAAGAGTTGTGAATCCGACCCAGTTGCGAGAAACAGAGGTGACAAGGTTCATATTCTGCGCCGGGGTCAGAGCATCGGAACCTTGAGAGAGAACGGCGCCGGAATCCTCAGTCAATCCAAGTAATGCGGAAACATCCGTTCCTGTTGTCGCTTTTGTAGCGAAGGAGATTGAAGCGGTATCGCCTGTCTCTGTGGTGGTCAGGATGATGGCATTTTGAACAGCGTTAAAGGCGCCGGAAACCGCTCCGACTGCAGAAGCCAGCTCAGTTGCAACGTCACTGAAAGACTTAGCCGTGGAGAAGTCGAGGTTCACGACTTCTTTTTCTGTGCCATTGACCGAAATTGTCAAGGATCCTGTCTTGATTGCTGTCAGTTCGGAAAGTTGAGCAGTGATCGGAGCTGACTTAATCCAAGCGGCGGAATCCGCATTGATTCTTCGGGCCACAAAAAGACGGTTAATTGCCTTTTGCTGATTGTTCACTCCGGAGAAGTACTGATTAGCAAAGTCAGCCTCAGGGGACTCGGCACCAAAATAATTCCCGACAGCGGCGGCGGTCACAAATTCCAGTGCCGGAGAATCTGCAGGAATCAGAGCATTCTGGGTCAGCAGCAGACCGTTTGTTTCAAGATCGGCGCTCCCAGCGCTTATCACTCTCGGAGTGATAGAAACGAGTCGCGATGCATTGATTGACATATTTTTCCTCAAAATAAAAAAGCGCCAGATGGCGCCGACGATAATTTTTATGGAGCGGCTATGAGCCACACCAGAAACTCATCTATTTGAAAATATCCTTTACAGCCTTAATCGCTTTCGCAATCACCCAAACTGCGAACCCGTAACCGATTAGGTAAACAGGAAGAGCTGCATACAAAGGAACGGCAGTGACCATGGTTAGGGCCTCCGCTAGGTCGTGTAAAATGTTCATATTGACTGATTCCCTTGCAATCAGTTAACTCAAACCCCGCTCAGCTACCAACTGATCGGGGCTATTTTTTTCATAGAATTCTTATTCTTAGGACTGACATCTTGACCGGCTCTTCGGGCCGTTCTAAAATCTCACCTATAGCTAGAGATTGTTCTGTTGACCGGTGTAAACCTTTCACCGAGCCCTTAGGTGGCGGTAATAGCACAGCGTCTCTGGCTTTTCTTTTTCTCATTTCAATTTCAAAAGAAGCCTTTTTCTTATCAAACCATCGGTTTCCTTCGGTGTTGACGTTGTACGCATGGAAGTCAGTGCTTGACGTTTCTCCTATATCGACAGCCACTGTTTTTTTAATGCCATTAACCCTTACGTTTTTCATTTTTGTATGAAAGGCCACTTGCGGAGTATGGTTGACAGCCTCTTTCCTCCCGAAGTAGGAGCCTTTTTCTATTACTTCTGGAACAAAAGGAAGAACCTCTAGTATTTCTCGTAGGTGCCCGGAAAATTTCTTAAATTCCTTTCTCCCTTTGCCATCGAAAACGACAGAAACTGTTTGCTTCTTCCCAGATATCTCCACCTCAGTGCTAACCGAACCTCCTCGCAGTTCATTGTCGTAATAGAGGACGATAGCTTTAGCGGGATTACCTCCGGCCTTTTGCAAGTAACTATGAATATCCTTTGACGGCGGACTCTCAATGAGATTTTTCCCCGATTTCGGATAGGACTGCTGGCTTTCTACCTTCTTTCCTACTTTCCCTTCCAGTTTGCCATTCTTACCGACTGGTATATGAGTGCCATTCACCGTTATCCACTTTGCAGCATCCTGAGCATCACCAGGGTTTGTTGCGTAAGTTCTCCCAAGCCCATACATTAGTCCAAGCTTGAATGCACGCCCAAGTTTGAAAGCAAGTTGCGCGTTCATTGCTTTTCCTTCGGCGGGTAGCTCACATCAACGTTTTTCAGGTCCACATCAACCGCACTAAAGAATCCCATCGACACCTTGATCTGGCTCTGCATGCTGAGGTGAATCATCAGCGTGGATCTCCGGACATAGTTATCGGAGTCTCCGATAATGGTTGTGTCTCTCGGATCATCCGCATGAAGCAGGCTGATTCCTCTATCAACGAAGAACTTCACGCCGACCTGAGACCTGCATACGGTCTCCAAGGCCTGAGCCCTCAGCATCGCATTCATGCCGTCCGAGCCGTTTAATGTCGAGGCGTAGCAATCGACCTGAACCAAAACCTCTGTAGTCGTTGAGAGGTAAACATTGTCATCGGTTTGGTCCTTCTCCCAATCCTCAGCACTCGTTCCATGGCGGACGCTTGAGATGTAGGAATAGATGACGTAATCGTTTCCTTCAGGAGGCAAAGCTAGATTATTTTGGTTCCCGTAGAAGATGTTTTCCGGCGCCACAGCCGGAACTGCAAATATCTCAAGAAACTCCTGGATTGCTGTCCGGATGTTCGGGGTCAGGTTTTGTGCTTTCATCTTCATCTTCCGCGATATTCAACTTCTGAGGCGTGGTTTGGAGTGTGCAGCGGACCGCCTCCCAACCGGCATCGGAAAAATCTTCAATCACCGCAGTGATCAGCCACTGGCCTCCCTTGGAGTCTTCGACATAATCTCCCGACCTCGCTAATGGCCTATAGATTGCCCAAGGTCGCTGCTTCTGGTCGCTCGATGCGAAGAGATACAGGCGCCGGATGATGGTGTTCTGTCCGGCTAAGTTGGCATGATCCAACGCGCTATCGCCTTCGCTTTGAAAATTCCCTTGAATCTCCTCTGCTGGTGCGTAATACGCTTGGACAATCCCTCCTACATTCTTTTGACCGACCGATCGATACAGCTTGAAGGTTTCGTCAGCATAGTTGGCGTTTATTGCCTGACGGACAATTGCATGTAGGTTGAGAGACATTAGGAAACCTTCCAAGTTATTGAGCTTTGCAGGACGCCACTCAGCGTCAAAGGCTTCGTGGTCATCACGTTATTAGGCAGAGTGCCTTTCCCTTTAGCTTTCTTGGCCTTGTCCATTTCTCCTCTTGCCTGCATCAGTGCCATCGTTAGCTCTGATCGTTTAGGAAATGAACCAGCAGGAATACCTGCTTCTCGAATCGTTTGCTTGATGTCATCGGTAGCCATTTGCCCCATGACGCCTAACGAATGCGTTATGTCGAACGTTTTTAGGAAGCGGGACCTAAATTTCTCCTGCCAATCCATTCGTTTTTGAGCGTATGTGGCTCTCATAAACGGACGCGGAGGCATGTACAGGGTCGTGAATTTGCTGTTCGGAGGAAGTCCTAGCTGGGCTGACAGATAGTGTCCTTGCTTACTCGTCACTGATTGGGTCCACCCATATTCCAAATACATCCCAATGGTGGCAATGTCCGGAATCATTATTCCGACCTCTAGTTTTTTATTGCTATCGGCCTTGAGTTTCTCTGACAGCTTTTTGAACGCATTGTTAGATGTGATTTTGATGCCCATCATCATCCCCACGGATGGTAATTGTTTCCCGGATAAACTCGGCCGCCGATTCGGTATTTAGCAGTCAGCGTCCAGTACATGGCGCCGCATTGTGTTTGAGCCCACCAATCTCCGACAAAAGTATTCGTTTTCAGAAGATCAAAGCTGGTACTCACACTTCCCTGCGTAGCACTAGCAATCCTGCCAACCTGACCGTTCGGCTGCTGGCTGAGTGTCAGCAGGTGGCAGGTTGCAAGATCAAGAAGGCGCTCCCTTGTATAGATCTTGTTGTCCGGATCATAGGGAGCAAAGCTGTCGGCGTCCGTATTCCCCACGAACTCCACCGCCACATCAAAGTAGAACTGAAGAGTTTCGTCCGGGAATTTAACTTCATCCGAAAACGCAGGATGAAGGATTCGAAATTTTTCAGGATCAAAGACGACGACAGCCATTTTGTTAACCTTCTTCGTTCTTAACTTCTTCAACGTTGACCGATTCAGGATCGATCGGATTGAGGCCGTGGGACGCTTCTTTTAACTCGTCCTCGCGGCCTCTGAATTCTTGAACTGATTTCATCTCAAGCAGGCACGGAATACCGCCATTCACGCCTGTGAATACAGCCTCCTGACCATGCATGCGCTTGATGTTTTCCCAGTCCTCTTTATCGATCTGGAATGCGACAGAGTTTCCCTTGCCCAGCAGGATCCCGTCACGTTTTCCTCTAAGCGAATCATTTACGCCCGGAAAAACGATCGTTTTTGTTCCGCCATTGCCATTCGGCACATCATCAAATTTGAGGCCGTGTGCCAGAGTGCAAGCAATGATCACCGTGGACTGAGTTTTAGCAGTGCTCTTCTTCTGGGTATTGCTGAAATTGTCTGCGACAACCTTTCCGGATGTTGCTTTCTGAGTTGTGTTTGTACGAGCCATTATTTCAATCTCCTAAGAAAGAGGCCCGAGAGATCGGGCCTCCGTAGCTGGTTAGTTCAGGTTAGATGCCGAGCATCGTGGCAACGAGGCTGGGACGACGAATAACAGCGCCCCAAGTTCCGCCAACGACCTTTTGCTTGTAGCTTGACATTTCCGGAACCACACGACCCAAGAAATACTTCTCAGAGAATGCGCAGATACCAGTCTCAATGCCAAACAGGTCTGGAACAGTCATGTACAGCATTTCACCAGCCGTTGTAGTCAGCTCAGGAAGCTGAACAACCTCGATGTTGGGGAATGACTGCTTGAGCATAGTCATGGCCGTAAGACCGAAGGAGTTCGGCTCGGTCAGGTAAGGAGCTCTGGTGTTGCTGACAGCGAGAATGATGCGGGAGTTCTGATCAACCAAACCGCCGTTATTCTTGCTAATTTCAGCCCAAAGCTTGTTAATGTCGTTATAGACAATGTTGGCAGTCTTCTCAGGCTGTGCAGCGCACTTTGCTGTCCACGTAGAGTTAGCGGTAGATCCCGTGGTGATGGAGATCGGAGAAATCGAAGCGTTCAGGTTCGGGTCATTTAACAGACCGTAGACCTTCTTACCTTCGACGCCATAAAGCGCAAACTTGTTGTGAGCCATCGCCATCACGTAAGCAGAAGCCTGTTGTTTAGAAGAAACAACATTCAACTTGGCCTTGGCCGCAAGGCCGACTTCACGATCGCCATACTTGATGACGGTCTGGAACAAGAAGTTTTCGCGAGTCGGGTAATCAACGTTCACGTCTGTGGAGACGTTCTCTGCGAAGTCAGAGTAAGGAGTCACATTGCCGGCATACTCTTCGACCGGGAAGGTGAAGAAGTTATCTGTCCAGTCACCCTTTCTTTCTTCGCCGAAAATCTTTGTAGCGTTCTGGGCGGCAAACAGGATGGGGACGACCTGCGGGTCAATGAATGTCGTGAAGACGGAAGGGACGCCGACAGACACGGGAGTCTGCAATGCGGCATCTCGAGCCATTGCCTTAACCGTTGCATCGTAGTCGACGTTGATCTTACCTTTGGCGTCTGTGGAATAGGACATGAATCCTTTTGCTTCCACACCATGCACGCCTTTTTGCTTTGCTAATTCAAAATCGTTCATTTTTTACCTCAGATTAGGATCCGCTCGCGGCAGGCTGATAACCGAGGCCGTGATTGGAAATGATGATCGTGTCGCCCTTTGCACCAGCCGTCTGAACTGTCCAACCGGTGTCATTTGCGGCGCCGGCAGCACCAAATGTGATGGCGCCAGTGGTCGGATCACAGAGAACAGCTTGACCGATGGTTGCTGCCGCAGGTGCGACGATGTAGTAGTCACCTCGAACGGCAATCGTCAGCTCAGCCCCTTTCGGATAAATGTCCGGAGTATCTGTGCCCAGCTCGATGGACGCTGTGAACGTGCGCTCAACAAAACCGATCGGTTTGGCCCCTGCAGAGCCCTTCAAGGATGCGATTGGGAATTTCACGGCTGTTCCGGTTGTGGAGGCGGCTACAGCAAACGCAAAACCACCGCACTGGACAGTACCGTCAGACAAGTAGTTCTGAGGCGTGTAGACGGCCTGATTGAATGCAACCTGCTGTCCTGGAATACCGATAGCAGGATAGAGACCTACAGATTTTTGAAGCATCAAAAAATCTCCTATTTATTTAACATTGTTCAAAATTGCGCTGACGGCAGTCGGCTTCTCGGTCACCTTGGCGCCGGAGTCTTTCGCACCAGCTAAGGCCTTTTGACCCTGCATGTAGGCGCGATACGCAGAACGAGCTTCGGATGCGGGGATGTTTTTCAAACCGAGTTTCTTGAGTGCTGCCACATAGATGGAACCTGCGGAGTCATAGGATCCGGCACGGATAACACCTAACACCGGCTTGACTTCTTCGATTGCGGCCAGTTCAGAGTAGATGGCGTTTCGGAGAATCTTCATGGAGTCAGAGGCAGAACTCTTTTCTTCTTTGCCATCATCAGGTTTCGGATCCTCATCTTGTGCGCCTTCATCTTTCTTCTGGGCGTAATTCAATCCGGCAGCAAAAGCCTTCTTCTCTTCTTCAGAAGCTTCATCAAGACCACAGGATTTCAGTGCATCTTCTGCTTCTTTTTCGAGATAGCGTTCTTCGCCTTCGCGTTCGTGATCAGAATCGAGGCGTTTAGGATCGTCCTTCTCACGTTTTTCGCCATAAAGGACGCCAGCTTCAAAACCAGCCTTGAAGTTCGGATCCTTCATTTTTTCATCGAGCTCCGGATCGTCGTCCTGTGCCTCTTTTTGATCATCAGGCTTGGGATCTTCGTCTCCTGTAGCCTGAGAGTAAGCCAGGTCAGACAGAGTTGTCTTAAGCTTTTCAGCTTCTTCGTCCGTCAGGCCTTTTGCCTTCAGTCCTTCGATGATTTTTTGAATCATCGCGTCTTTGTCATCATCTTGAGCGCCGTCAACGATTTTTCCGTTGGGATCAACGGAATGCAAATCGATAATCGCCTTTGCTAACGTCACTTCAGCCTGCTCAACAGCGTCATCTTTTTCCATATTGAGAAAGTCCTTATTAGAATCGCGAACTCTTACCTCAGGCCCAGCGCGCCCAGTTTCCACAAGCGCCAGATGGTTCGCTCTGATCCGGCGTTGCACATAGTCGTATTTCTCTCCATCAGGTGTCTCTCCCGGCGTGAAGTCGGGCTCGAACGTATATGCCAGGCTCAACTCACGCATTGAACCGTCCTCGATCCTGCTGCGTGCGTCCTGGTCGTAAATATGTAGAGAGTTAACTAAAAACGGAGCCTCAAAAGCTCCGTCCGTTCCGGTAGTACCCACACGGGTTTGTTTGTTCTCGGGGGCTCCGTGATCATCGTGATGCTCCAGATGAATCGGGATACCGTTAATTGATTGAATAGTTTCGGGAGAACTAAGTTCTTCAGGCGGTCGATAGGCGTGATAGATCTTTTCAGGGTCTAATCCGAGCTCTCGCCAGCCTGCAATCTCTTTCCCGTAATACGGAGCAACTTGAACTCTTGTCAGCGGAGACTTTTGGACATGGAGGAAACCGTTGTCGTCCACAGATCGAACACTCACAGAATCAATTGCAACCGTGCGTTTTAGATTTCCCACAGTAATAACCTCGAAAATGTTTAATCCGGAAGGATGCTTCTGAACTGGCATCTGCACCAATAAAGCTCACCGGGCATCACGTTCCGACCGACCTCCTTGTCGTACAGGCCTTTAGAAAGATCAAACTCTTTTCCGTTCATCTCAATGTGGCTTTCTCGACTGGTGTACTTGCCAGGGACATGAATCCAAACCCCGCGAGTAATCCCTAAACCTTTGCAGTTGGCCTGCTGAATCTGCTGATTCAGTTTCAGCGTTTGGTCAATTGCCACACGCTGAGCTCGTTGAGCCGTAAATGAAGAAGATCGTCCAAGGGCTTCCACAATCTGCGAATACGTGCCATGACCTTCGTAAGCATCCATAAAGGCAGAGCGAATATTTGTCAGCTCGGATGTTGTGATGTTGCTGATGAGGCTCGTCGTGTCGGCGACCATTCCCGGTAGTTCATTTATTGCCTGAGGCGTGATGAAGAAGTGCTTGCGCGTCTGCCTCATCTCATAAGCAAAAACGGAATCAGGAATGCCCGCCGCCTTGAGCGATGCCTTTTGAGCTGTCGAGACATCGGCGGCAAGGTTTTTCACGTACCACTCAGCAATCTGGCGTGTTTCCCGATCCGCCGTTCTTATCCAGTTGCCCATGTTACGGGCTATGAAGTCATCAACATTGCGACGGAATCTATCCGGATCACGAAGAACCAAGCGGTTAATTCGTTCCTTGATATTCCGCAGCCGTGCGCGATCGAGAGGATCGTCCGGACGGAACGTTAAGGAAGCGTCCTCGGTCAATCCTCCAGCATCGGACAGATAAAGGAGAATCTCGTTGAGAATCCTATTTCTAAAGGACCGCAAGAAGGTGTCGAGCTTCTTTTTGAACTTTGCCTGTCTGCCTAGATTCGGCTGAACAGCACGAGCAGTCTTCATTAGAAAATCTCTCCAGCTTTGTCTTCATCAACCTTCGGCGCCGGCGCCACGTTCTCGGCCGAGCGCTGTTTCAGGAAGTTGTTCATCAGCTCATTCTGCTGACTGGGATCATCGGTCATGAGCTCTCCCTCCATCCCTTCCGGCAATTCTTCCGGAATGAAGTCCAAACCCATATCGGAATCGCGTCGGACAAACTCACGGACCTCTTCAGCACTCAGAACATTGCGGTCCTGCAGAACAGCCAACATGTCGACCTTCGTCTTGGCCGTGATTGCTGTGGCCGCGGCATCTGCCTCTCCAAGTTCGTTGAATTTGAATGTAATGGACTGATCAACGTGTCCAAATTCCACCAACTGGATAGCTTTCAAGACAGTTTGAATTGCGTCTCGATTGAGCTCTTGTTTTGATTTGATATGGTCGTAGTAATTCCGGATGTCGCTCTGACCGGTAGCGTTGAAACCGCTCGGAGAGATTCCGAGCAGCTTGACCGCCGGTGTACGGTTAATGGCCGCAATGAATTCCAGAGCTTGACGAATAATGCCTTCAACTCCTGAGATCGTCAGTGTGATGTTCTGCAGATCCTCGGAAGAATCACAGGCAAAAATGGCCTCATTAGAGCGATAACGCTGTAAGAGCATCATCTTCGCGTCTAACTGCTCAATCCCGCCAGCCTCAAAAGCCTCAGCAAAGTTGGTTTTGAATACCGTGAGATTGAGTTTTTCCAGAATGCTTACGCCTGTTTCCCGGGCTTTGTTCCAGTGCAGCACATAATCCCACAGGATCTGAGCTTGAGGAATGCCAAGAAAGTTGTATGCAGGCCGAAGGAGCAGCGGAGGTTCATTGTCAATCAATCGGATCAGGCGAGACGCGTGTACCTCTTGGCCAAAAACAAACCAAGACTTTGGCTTAAGGTAATCATCTTTGAGCGGCTGGTTGGCGTTGTAGAAACCAGGCGAGACATTGACCGGATCAATGACAACAAATTTGACCGACTTATCTTCACCTACCAGTTCGGCCGACTTGTCTGAGTAGTTCAAAGGAAGCTTTAAAGCCTCTCCTTCAACTCCGGTGTCAACGAAAATGAAGCATCCGCCCATGAAACCAACGATGCTCAGAGCTTCATTAAAGAGCTTCCTCAGTCGATATTTGTTCTCCTGAAGATCTTGTAGCTTCTTTACGTTGTCTGCCGATTCGTCTTCTCCGCCCTCGACCTGAATCCATTCCCGGCACATATCATCCGCAACGGTCTGAATGCAGGTGCGGATCATGCCGTTTTGCGCGATATTCTGCAGGACGCCATAGCCGACAAACGATGTCATCGGGAACTGTCCTAGATCCAAAGCGTGCTGCGTCAACGATGCATAGTACGCATTGAAACTCGAGCCAATCGCGGCATCATTTGTGAAACGAGACTCTGCTTTCTCCGGCTCTTTTGTGTTTAAGGTGATCGGAGGATAAAAGAGTGTTTTAGCCTCCTCCGGAGAGAACGATGTTCTAGGGGGCACGAAGCGAGAGCTTGCCGCATCGATGATCTTTTGATTGATCTTTCGGCGTTTGTTTTCGTCTAGTTGATTCATGATTTTCAAAATCTAAAACGTGCCTGCTGCATCTGCTCTCGGGTCAAAATGACACCTTTTCCACTCCGGAAGTAATTCAATGCCTGAGTTGTAGCGTCACAGTTGTGAACTAAGACTCCGTTTGCAAAAAACATGTGAACATCACTCACACACAGGTTGTAAACGGGCTCTATTCCACCCGAGCTTACGGCTACAGGCTCTAGAGCATGTAGTTCTGGGTTTTCTGCCTCCACCCTCGATAGAAGTGAACTCTTGACCACAGATTTCACATTTTTTTGTGACTGAGTAGCACTCGTAATTCCATCTGTATTGAGTTTCACACTTTCTTGAGCAGAACCTTCCGTTTGGACTTTTTGCCTCAAAAATGGAGCCACAAAGCGAACAGACACATTGATAAAAGGTCGGAAGCCTTTCTTTAGCATGCTGGCGATGCCAACTTCTTCCTTCTTCGCTTCTATGCCATGCACTTGCAAGCGGCCGCACCTTGTCAAGATGTTTTTTGACCCTTTCAGTTTTGTAATTAGTTTTCTTGCAGTGTTCATTCCGTGATAAACACTCAAGATTGCTAAATTCGTTATTGAAAGTGTTGCCGTCCTTATGATGGATATGAAACCCTTGAGGCACAGTTTTCCCAGAGAAGAATTCCCATATAGCCACATGGAGCCCTTTCGGAGCTTTCCTGCCTTCGTTCGTGGTGGACTGGCTAAGGTAATACTTCCTCGATCCCATGAGACGATAGGTAACGCCGTTGAACGTAACCTTCTCTGCAGGATTGGATTTATCAAGTTGCGGTATTTGAGCTTGATGCATTCTTCCTCCTCAACCGTTTGGAACGCTTTTATCTCCGCATCTCGCGTAATAAATGGGTGATCCGGAGTAGCCGTTACTCCAAACTTCGATATCACATTTCTGGTACCTGTCTTTCCGGAGAACAAAACACGTTTAAGACCGAATGGGGTTAGAACCATTTCGCCCGCCTTAATCTTTTCTATCGGCTTGTCTCCAAAAAGAGTGGCCACCTTAGTTCCAGCAACGAAACACTGGTCATCGTGAGAACCTGCGGGAAACTCAAGCAACTCGCTGACGTAATGCGGCACCCAAGGTGCTGCACTGTCTTCCGGAATAAAAACATTCCCTGCCTCAAAATAAGGAGTGACGGACGATGCCCGGGCCTCTTTCGATTCAGTGGGCGTTATCGGAACAAATCCCGAAACCGTAGATTTCAGCTCAGAGATCACCGCCGATCCGTTCGCCTTATCTTCAACCAGCTTCCGGACAACACGCGGCCACTTATGGGCAAGAACTCGGACCATCTCTTTTGTCTTCACAAAATCCCATTGGCCCCGTACTTGATCAAGCAGGTAAAAATTCGGTCCTTTTTTGCCCCACACTTGACCGACCACATAGTCGGAGTTTTTGGAATCCTTGAACGTCATATCCCACGACATGAGCGTATGGTCAAACTCTGGCGGAAGGCTTGTTGCTGTCCATCTTCTAAACCACTCGAGCTTGAATAAAGCACCGCCATCGGGAACCGGATGCTGCTGATACAGTGCCTCCCAGTCACGACTGCCGATCGTTTTCTGGATCTGCAGCAGAGTTGAGAGCGGATACCGCTCAGGATGCAGGGCTTCCCCAGCTTTGCGGTGCAATTCGTCATGCTCCGCAATTGCCGGATAATTCACGATCCGGAATGTATCTCCCTCTCCCATCCTCTGGATCAGTCGACCAATCAGATCGTCTGTGTGCCAACGGGTGGCCATTACGATGACTCCACCTCCGGGAGACAGTCGGGTGTAGGCGGTCGATGTGTACCAGTCCCAGATAGAATCCCTGATCGTCTTAGAGGCCGCTTGAGCTCGGTCTTTAATTGGGTCATCGATAATCAGAATATCGGCACCCTGTCCAGTGATGCCGCCACCCACACCGCAAGAACGATAGGCGCCGGCATGACCAACAATCTCGAAGAGGTCAGAGGTTCTTATATACGATCCCCGGGAGTCGGTACGCACTCTCGAATTGTTGAGCTTTGTTTTGGGAAACAGCTCAAAGTATTGCTCATCGTCAATCACGCGCTGGACATCTCTGTTGAAGCGCTGTGATAGGTCTGAAGAATACGAGGTCGCGATGATCTGAAGGTCAGGATTTCTCCCCAGAGCAAAAGCAGGAAAACGCCTCGAAACAAGCTCGGACTTTCCAGAGCGAGGAGGCATCGTGATAATTAGCCGAGGAGACTTTTTATCCGCCACGTCCTGCAGAAACCTGTCCAGCTCATCACAAATTTCTTTGTGTACCCAGCCGAGCAGGTAGTCAGGTTTTGTGTGCAATGTGAAGTAAGACAAGCCTTTACGGGCCTTAGCTAGTCTGATCTCCTGTATCGTTGGAAGCCGCATTCACAATACCCTCCAGCGCATCAAGCTGTTCTAATGACAATTTGCTTAGATCCAGCTGATTAACTTTATCGACCTTGACCGGTTCACCGTCTTTTCCAGTGATCTCCTTCCTGTCAGTCTCTTTCCACCCACAGCGACTCTTCATGTAAAAGATGGTCGCTGCCGGATTTCCCTCTCTAATGAGGGACATAAGTTTTCCACCAACGAAGGCGTTGGCCTTGGCCTTTCCCTTTTTTATGGCGGTGGCAAAATTGGCAAAATCTTTTTTTCGATTTCTCAAGGTCCGATAACTAATCCCGAGCGCGAGAGCGATCTCTTCTTCGTTGTCACAAACCTGAGCCAGTTGTTCAACCTTCTCTAGGTCAATCTGAATGCGTGGACGAGTCCGCTTCTTTTGAACTTTTTCTTCCATGCCTTCAACCTGCCTGTAGTTAACTGGTCATATCGATGATCTTTTGGATTAAATCTTCTGGTCCGAAACTTTTAACAAAATCTTGCACCTGCTCTTTGTACTCGATCGGAATTGAGAGCGTTAGATTGAAGCTATCTGCCTCAGGCTCTTCCTTTTCCGGTTCTTCCTCTTCCTCAGCGGGTTCGGTAGTTCCACTCAACAAAGCATTCAACTCTTCGTCTGAGAAACCTGTGACCGGCGCCAAGTCGGTGTCCTGCAATTCCTGCAACTCTATTCTCAAGAGGTCAATGTCCCAACCAGAATTAAGAGCAATTCGATTGTCCGCGAGGATGAAAGCCTTCTTCTGAGCCTCAGACAACCCGGTTAATTCAATTGTCGGTATTACCTTCAGCCCGAGTTTCTTAGCCGCCTTCAAGCGTCCATGCCCGGCAATCACTCCATTCTGCTCATCAACCAAGACAGGATTGTTGAACCCAAATTCCTTGATCGAACTGGCGATCTGATTCACTTGTTCCTCGGAATGCGTCCTGGCATTGTTTGCATACGGAATCAGGTCATTGACCGGCCTGTAGAGAATTTTGAGTTCAGATTCTTTCATAGCGCTAAAAAGGTGCGCCCAGCATTTTCAGCCGAGCGCACTCCAACCAACCCCAAGGAGATAGTTTGTTAAGGCGGTTTTCTCCGCCATTCTCGTCAGGAGAATTAGAAATCCAGCGGAGTGAGCGTCTTCCCATTGGGAATCTAGGCTTGCTGGATGTTGTAACTTGGTTTTATGAACAAGGATTAGACTGTTACTGGTTGATAAAGGGCCATGCAGCCAAAATAAAAAATAGGAATAGCCAATATGACACAGGAAACTCCGAACGAAGTGCAAAAAATAGAACCTCCCGAAGAGGCCCAAACCTTAATCAGCGGGTTACTACCTTTAGTAGACAGTGAGTACAAAAAATTTGCAGTCGATATCTACGCTATTCAATTAGCCAATTGCCGTAATTACTTGTGGATGTTTTTTATTGTTATCTCTGCTTCTTTAGCTTTCTTTAAAGAATCGAGATTAGGCGATAGTTGCCTGGCCTTCATTCACGGGTACCCAGTATCGCCTTTTTTCATACCAACAATGATTTTTCTTATTCTGGCAATTGGGTGCTCTGTTTACGGCTTTTGGCTCGGAGTAAACATCTCCACCGGAACAGAATTTTGCGAGCCTCATTTCGGCTTACAAAACCGTCTTACAGACCTCGAATATTCTCAATTCAATCAATCTGACATTTATTCATTAAAGAGGGACATGTTAGACGGACTTTGTGGTGCTTTAGAGAATGGCCTTGCACAAATGGAAAGACGTGCAAAGGATCTTATCCTCTTGGCCAAACTTTTTAAGGTAACCCTCATTTCATTTCTGATAACCATACTATTTTATGGAGGATCTTATCTTCGATGAGTAACAACCTCAAAAATAACCAACCCTCTCCGGGTGTAAAAGTGTCACCATACTCAAAAACTCAGGGGCAAGGTTTAGCGCCCGCGACACAACGGAGAATCGCAGGGAACCGCTCCATTATGGGAACTCACAGAGTGCGGTGCGGCGACTCCAAGCCAAAATCTTAATCACTCAACCCCGAACAGCTCGCAACTGTCGGGGTTTTGCTTTATTTGGCTCGGTGCTTAAGCCCACCGAGAGGCTGGCGGTTGTCGATAATCATTGAGGTCAATGAAACCGCTGAGAATATTGGCCGTCCGCCTGTTCTTTAATAATTCGATTTTGGAGTACGGGAGGACAATCGAAGATTGAGCGAACGGCCGAAAAACAAAAAGCCCCGGAATCGGAGCTCTCGTAATCGCCTGGCTTGATGTTTGTATCCTCTTTTCTCTGGATACACCGGTTCCTCCGCAAGGAACCGTCATCTTTAAGCCTCTAGGCGGCCTGGCAAACAGGCTTGAAATTGTCTACTTGTGACTATACACCAAAAAGAAGCCCCTCGGGCTGGAGGGGCGGAGTTTCAAATTTCGATTGTTAGGCAGCGTGCGTCAACGCCCAATGCTTGTAACAGTCGAGGTCTTTGACTGAAAACCCGAGATCGTCGAGCGAACGTTCAAGCTTTACAAGATTTAAATCGTCCACCGCATCCCACAGCTTGCTTGCGTCGGGTACATCCAAAGCCTGCATGACTCGCGTTGCTTGCATCATAGGCTTTCTGAAAAGGTAGCGGTGGTAGTAGCAGAACACCTGCAGAGTTCTCAAAAAGTCCGCGTCAACAACGTATCTTTGCGGCCTCTCGGTCTCTGGAGGAGTGGTAGTCGGAGCTTCGGGCACGCTCAAGTCAACAACTTCAATAAAACGTAGGCAGTCTTCAAACTGCGATTGTTTGAGTTCCGTGTAGCGTGGGATTTGGTAGCGTGCCTTGATTGCGCGGTAGATCGTCTGATAGTACACAGCCGTTTTCTTTGCGCGTCTTACTACTGCCTGTTGGATGGCAACTTGTTGCGCGTTGGTGATCGTATCGCCGATTTGCTTTTGCGCTCTTAGTTGTTCTTCCATCCGGTCAAAAGTGTCGATATAAGCAATTTTGAACTTTAGGGCAACTTCTCCTGTGAAACCCATCGCTAAAAGAACAAAACCTTTTCGGTCCATTCTGTAGGCAGGTCTGTTTTCTCCCTTTGCGTCCTTGACTTCAACCAGCGCAAAATTGCGCTCGTTAAGCGAAGGGGCTTGTTCTATGAGGCTTCGGATGGATCGGAGGACATCTTTGTGGAGTTTGCTGAAGAGTTTGGCAACGTCTGTTGAAAGAGCTGTAACAGTGTTGTTCACAACAGAAACAACCGGTGCGGGAGCACAGATATTTTGAAATGACATTTAAGTCTCCTAAGTAAGTTTGTTGTCCTTACTTCCACCCGCCAAGATGGAGAGCAAGGTCTAAGGGTTGGCGGACCGCTACTTAGGGAACGGCCAGTCTTGCGACTGCCCTTAGCCTCACTCATTAGAGACTTTTAAAGGAGGTGGCGTTTCGCCATCCCCTTGCAACCAGCCATAAAAAAACGCCTCTCGGCGACTGATCGCCTAAGTAGTTCGGGCCGCCAAGCCCGCGCTGTTGTTCAACAGCGAGGTCAGTATAGCGATACTCCGAGAAAAAATAAATAGGTTCATGATTTATAGGTCACCCGTTTTTAATCCATTTTGATCAACGCCGGCAATGCAATTTTTGCCAGCTCAATCACGTTTTCAATCGTCAACGGGACGCCTTTTTCTTTCGCGTATTTCTTCAGTTTCCCTATGAAATTATCGGTGCGAAGAGATTCAAGGAGTGAGTACCCTTCAAAGGTCAAACTCGGTTCTCCCTCATACGCAAAACTAAAGAACCCGTCAGCGCTTTCTTTAATTTCGATGTTTTCGACATAATTGGCCGAGCTTAAAAGCTTGATATGTCTCAGGACAACAACTTGAGCCGGATTTTGTCTCGACTCTAAGCGTTCAGAAAGCAACTGGCCCTCTTTCCATTGAGAAATACTATCCGCATCCTCTAAAAATTCTTTGATCGTCTCAGCTTCAACGTGAGCGAGAATCGTTCTGATTAGACTCCAATCAAGTCGCATTTTTAACCTTCCTTTCGTTGATTTGTTCGAAATATCGAACTCGAAAAGCGAAAAATATCAAGGCATCTTCAGTCCACCGATCAAGCTTTCTTCGCTTGATGTTCCAGATTTTCTTTCCTGCCCTGCTCAATGAAGACTGGGAGCCAAACACGTATAGCAACACAATCAGTTTCGCTGTCCGGACATTCAAACCATGGGTTCCGATAGAGAGAACTTCGGTTCCCGGCGCCGAGAAGTTTTGCCAGACGAAGTTAAGGAAGTCCGCATCTTTCATGTCGATTTCGCAGGTGCTCAGGCCACTGTTGGCATTATCGTCTGTATAGTCTTCCGAAAAATCAGTCTTGTTTCTCGTCAATGCGAGAGCTCTCTCTACCGCGTAGGCAATTGAAACATTTTTGACAACACGGTCACGATATGCCCGGCGCCAGTTATCCAAACGAGGTCTGAGATCGTCAATGAGTTTTTGTTCTGCTTCTGTCATCCAAGAGTCCTCACGTAGCTAAACATGCAGTAGAGATAGGTAATCCCGAGAGCTGCTAGCCCCCAGAACTCAACCTTTTTTCTGAGTTTGTCGCGGTTTTCTAAATAATCCGTAATCCATTTGAAGATCCAAAGGAAGACGAACATCGCGACGTAGCAATTGATCATCCAGAAAACATAACCTTCAGTGCTAGTAGGCCAATACATTCCAGCCCCCACCCTCTTTCTTCGGTTTCGGCGTGACGACGAACAGCGGAATCGGGCACTCATCAGCGCACACCTTGCACTTCACTTTGGCATCTTCTTGGAAGATTTTTAGAGATCCCTTGACCTCGTGCAGTTCTAGCGTTTTATCCGGACGCATGACCAAAAAATCAGGCGTATAGGAGCACCTGTTTGATGCGATTTTCCATGTGAAGCGCTCGAACCAATATTTGAGGATTAACCCTGCGTTTTTCTGTTGTTCCAGGTAATCTCGATAGGCCGCCTCAGTCCGGTTCATTTCACCGACCTTGAGCCTTCCTTTTGCTTGTAAGAACCTTTTCATTTATCCCTCCTGATTGAGTTTGTGTTGTTTGGTTGAATTCTTTGATGCTGTTTCCAGAACATTAGAGTTCCGTTGAGCGATGATCTGAGCGTGTGAAGGCCAACGCTCAAACTGCGAGAAGAAGTCTCTCCTGCGTTGAATTTGCTCGTCTCCTGCCTGCTCGAACACGGAGCATCGAGCAAACGAGACCGGATAGCACTCGATTCCGGCGCCTTTGTCCGGATGGTGACAGTAGATGTTCATGTCCCCAAAGGACTGTTTTGGAGGCAGATGCTTCTTCCCGTTGGGTCCTATCCAAAAGGCCTGAGCATGAATGCAGTACAGACAGCACCCGGTCATATTCGTCTCCGGAAAGAACCGATCACGGCTCCGATAAAAATTCCGATTAGGAATGCCCGGGAGTAGTCAATGTTTGATCCGTCCCAAGCGAACCAGGCATAATCCATCAGGGCTAAGAATCCGCCAGTGCAGCTGAGCATCCTTCCGAAAAACTTGAAATCAAACCTCATGTTTCCTCCTAAGAGGCTCTTCACCGATTAGATCGGAATTGCGTTTAAGCAGTCCCCACGCTTTCAGAGTTGCTGTTCTGACTTTATCCGGGTCTGCTCCTAACTCACTCGCCCACCTGTATTGATCCAACCATGATTCCCCGTAGAGGTTCCGGTATTCCTCGTCAGTCCAACGAACGACTTCCACTCCCTTGATTCTGTCAATTCGCATTCTTTTCCTCCTCTCGGATTTCAAAGGCCGCCCGGACAAGCAGCCCGAACAGAACCAGATTGATGAACACGACCAGCGCCAAAATAATCATCAGCAACTGCCATGCACTCTCTGACATCTCGCACCTCAGTCGAATAAATCGGGTGTTGCCGGCCTTCTCATTGACTGACCAACAAACAAAGCTGGGACGCATTTAGAACGAACACGGTCATAGAGACGATCACCGAGCAGGGAGCACAATCCCTCAGCACTGAGATTGCTCAACAGAATGGTTGGCTTGTTGGAAGTCATGCGGGTATCCAGAATCGAAAACAAGATCCTTCTTTCAGCATCCGAGCCCTTCTGAACTCCGACCTCATCGATAACAAGCAGTTCTATTCCGGAGAAGTAGTTGAGAACTTCGTCTTCGCTTGTCTGGGAGCCAGGAACGTAACTTTTCCGAACTGCCGAAAAAATCTCGGATGTTCGGTAATACTTCGGAAAAAGAAACTGGTGGTTAGCGATGAGAGCAGCCACGATTGAACAAGCAAGATGGGTTTTGCCAGTCCCGCAACTTCCAAGGAAAAGCAGACCATAACCTCCCGCCTTTGCCTTCTCCCAGCCTCGAACGAAGCGCTTTGATAGCTCAAGAGCCTTGCCTTGTTCAGCATTTAGAACCCGAAAACTGTCAAAGGATTTGCTCCTGTACTCGAGCGGTACTCGAGACTTTGCAACGCGCTCCTCAACCTCTTTCTTGATGGCCTCTTGCCTCATTACAGCTTCAACTGCCTCTCTTGCTTCCCGTTGATCTTCTTCGCACTGCGGGCATTTTGTTTGGGTCTTGAGAATGGAACCGAGGTAGATCCCCTCAGCCTCATAATCCCCATGGAGCGGGCAATTGAGAACCGTCTTCCGTTTAGTTAAAACTCCGGAGAGAGACGGATGGAGGGAACCGGTCAGGCTCCCGATTGATACGAATGTTGTCATAGCAGAATGTTCCCCTTGTCATCGAATTTGCAGCCCTTCCTGTAGTAGTCCTCCGTAAAACCGCCCGGAGGCTCATAGGGCATAGGTGCTGAGTTGTTGCTGTTGGTTCCAGAGTTTTGTTTACCGCGGCTCCTTTCCTGGTCTTGTATGCAGAATGTCCGGAATGCCGCTTTGTAGTCGACGTACTCTTTCCCGTTTGATTTGCAGTAAGAAATCATCTTTTGAAAGAGCTGCTGAGGGTTGGCAATGTGGTATTGCTCGGCTACTTTCACAAAGTCTTCTGGGATGGCGTCTCCGTCGTTAAAAGGACACGGTTGCTTAGCCTTTGATTTCCGCTTTGCTTTTTTCTCAACTGTTTCCGTTTTGGAAACGGTTTGACTCTCTGGTTCTGAAAAAAGAAGTTCGTCTTCGGATTGGTTTTCAAGCCCAGAAGTTGTCGGCGGATTTTTTTCTTTTATATTTTCTTTTCTTATATGTTCTTGTTCTTGCTCTTGTTCTTGTTTTGCCAAACCCTTCCATAAGTCTTCCGGAAAGCCTTTGCCATAGCCTTTCTCAAATGCTTCCACAAACTCTTTAGGCAATGCTTTGAAGAAACTATCTTTTTGACTATTAAGAATAATTTCAGTCGACTTTGCAAGAGCGTAATTAGTTAGTTCGCATTCAGGAAGGGAGTCCAGGACGCTGTTCCATGATTTAACAACATTGGGATTTTCTGGAAAATTGAACCGCAAAAAGTTCGGGACATAGATCAAAAAAGCTTCCGGATCGTACTTTATTAAACCCTTTGAAGAGAGTTCATACAAGGCTTCAAGAAAGGCTTCTCCAAAGGCTTTATCAAACCCTTTGTTTAGATATTCATTGCCTCTTTGCTCGATAGCCAGAGATTCAAATGAAGCTTTGAATGCACCAATAGGCGCAAGGTCACGGCGACTTAGGATTGTGTACCAAGCCAGCTTGCCCTCTACAGACAATTCTCTGAACTTCTTATCGTTGCTGATGCGGCAGTCGATCTTTCTATAGATCGCCATAGTTGCCCCCTATTTGGATTTTTTCCAAGCTTTGAAATGTGGAAACGCGAGCCGAAGGTAAGGGAGCCTCCCAAGAGGAACTCCGTTCTTCGACCACTTAGTGACGGCGGCAGCACTTAACCCAAAGGTCTTTGCAATTACAGACTTCCGTTTGAACTCACCCAGAAGTTCATCAAAAACCTGCTCTTCAAGTTTTTTCATGATTTTACTTAGGTTAAAAATTAACGCCTATATATTAACTTAAAAATTTACCTAGGTAAACCAATTCAGTGTTAACTTAGGTTAAATTTATCTCACACAGACGGAGGAACGTATGAGAACAAATGACTCTCAAAAAACGTGGACAGACCGCTTAAATGAGGCTTTAGCGTTGCGCGGAAAATCTCCGGCGGACATATCAAAGGCAACCGGCATCACACCTGCCGGAATCAAAAAATGGATCGATGGCGATGTCTCAAAGCCGAAATTCGATGACGTTTTTGCTGTTTGTTCATTCTTGGACATCACCACGGAATGGCTCATGAAAGGCATTGGTTCAATCAACGACAAAACCATGCCTGCTGCCAACATGGTCTCCATCCAACAAGTTGACTTTTATGGCTCTTGCGGTGTCGGAGTGATGAATTTCGAGGACTATCCGGAAATCAAGACCCTTCAAGTTACTCCAGCGTGGTTCTCTCGGAACTTTGCTTTCTACAACCCAAGAGACGTGAAGATCATCACTGCACTTGGTGACTCCATGGAGCCAGAGATCCGTGACGGGGACGCCGTGTTCATTGACATAACAGACAAAGAAACCTTAAGGGATGGTATATACCTGTTAGTGGTTGATGGAGAAGCCTATATCAAACGAGTACAAAAACTAATAGGCAAGAAGATCGCACTCCTTTCAACGAATAAAGCATATAAGGACATTGAAATCAGCCTTGATTCTGATATTGAAGTCCGCATTATCGGACGAGTAATCAAAAGTTTGAAGCTCGTGGACATTTGAAATGAACGAAAAAACAACTTTGGCAGAGCGTTTAACCTTGGCGTTAAGTGATTCCGGTTTAAAGAAAAGTGACATCGCTAGGTTATGTTCGATCTCTCCGGCTTCTGTTTCCGATTGGTTTGCTGGTAAGTCGAAAAGCATCAAATCTATTTATCTTCCTAAAGTTGCCAAATTGCTTGGCGTTTCTTCAACGTGGCTAGCTACCGGTAATGGCCCGATGAAGTCCCCTAATGTTCTGGTGACGGAAGGAGTTTGTGATAACGACGATTGGGTGGAAATTCCTGAGTACAAAATTCGGTTTGCGGCAGGATTGGAACAAAACTCAACGTTAGAAGAACTTTCTTCTGAATATAAAGCCGCTTACCGCCGCTCTTGGTTCCAGCGAAAAAACATCAACCCAGAGGACTGCAAAAGGTTCAAAGTGAAGGGCGACTCCATGGAGCCTCTTTTGCTCGACCACGATGTTGTCCTGGTCGATTGCTCGAAAACTGAGATTATCGATGGTCGAATCTACGCCTTTGTTTTTGGGGATGCCTTACGTGTTAAGAGGCTCTATAGAAAGATTGACGGCTCAATAATGGTTCATTCAGAAAATCCAAATTTCCCGGATGAAACTATTAAGCCGGAAGACACAGAACAGGTTCAGATCATTGGTGAAGTTATTGAAAGATCCGGATCGATTTAACCACATGGATCTCAAAAAATGCTGCTAGAAAAGAAAAGTCGCGACACCAACATTTTTATTTGTTTTTTTAACAAGATTTAATTCCCTATTTTCAGAGATCAAAATGGACAACAAACTAACTTATGAAGAAGCAGAACTCTTTTTTCTTGGAAGAAAAGTTGACTTTAAATGCCCTATTTGTCACCAAGGCAAACTTGAACCAGCTCCGACTTCTGAGCGAGCGTCGATAAATAAGAATATGATCCCCCACGACACTTTGAAGCTGTACATGGTTCCGCAAGCCGTAGATACAGGAATCGCCGCTTGGAGGCCATACGATCCTAACATTCCCACTCCGATGATCCGTTACCGTTGCTCTCACTGTGGTTTTTTGGCTTATTTCGACTATAACTTCATCGCCATGAACAGAGGTAAGATTTAGAATGGTTGCAGGTGAACAGAACGGGTACCCCCTGCCCTCCTACGTGCCAAGGGACACTATGAATTTATCTGAAAGAATCGCAAAGATAGAAGGATCTTTAGACAAATTTGCTACTAAAGAAGATCTGCATGCACTTACCTGGAAATTGATTGGAGTAGCAAGCGCATTGGTAGCGGTCGTCTTTTACATAGCAAGGAACGTCGCGCCGCCTCAGTAACCTTGATCAGCTTAAAACGCCGCCTTAGGGCGGCTTTTTTATCAATACTTCTCTGTAAACAAAGAAATATTTTGAGCACATTCCCCGAGTTAAATAACAACTATAACTCTGTTAATTAACACTTGTCATCAATATAATTGACATCATCTAGAGAGAAATCGGACGATTCATCATGAAAAATGTGCGCAAGCAAGGGGAGCGTATACGCAACTTTATCCTCTCCACCATCCAAAACGATCCTGGGAAGCTGACCGGAAAAGAGGTAAAAGATCTTGTTGCCAAGCAATTTGAGATTAAAACTTCGTCCGCGGGAAACCATCTTCGCACTCTTATAAAAGAAGGGTTAGTTCTCGAAAATAAAAAGAGACTGACTTTAAAAACAGACGAGATGCTCAAGCAGGAAGTGGAAATCACCAAAGACTTGGAAGAGGATGTGATCTTTCAAAAATACATATTCCCTCATTTAACGTGTGCCACGCCTAATGCTCAGAATCTGATCTCAACTTCGTTTACGGAGATGGTCAACAATGTTATTGACCACTCGGAAGGAACGAGATTAACGATCATTATGCTGGAGTCTCCCATCTCCACAATTATTCAAGTGTCAGATAACGGAATTGGTATTTTCAAGAAAATCAAAAATGCTCTTGGGCTTACCGACGAACGCCAGTCTTTACTTGAATTGTCTAAAGGGAAGTTCACAACCGATCCCGCAAATCACAGCGGCGAGGGTGTGTTTTTTACCAGCCGCTTATGCGATAAATTTTTTATCGTTTCGAACGAATTGGTATATGGGCATGAATCAGATCGAGAGATGGATTATCTGATCGGTAATGAGGAACTTCCTAAGGGAGGAACTCATGTTGTGTTCGAAGTAAAGAACCACACTACTAGAACTGCAAGATCTGTCTACGATCAATTTTCAACTGTTGATGCTCCGGGTTTCTATAAAACCATTGTTCCGGTCAAACTGGCGCAGTTCCAAAACGAAGGGTTAGTATCTCGTTCTCAAGCAAAAAGATTATTGGCCCGTGTTGAAAGATTTACACACGTCATTCTGGATTTTAAGGGGATCGATGAAATCGGACAGGCTTTTGCTGACCAGATTTTCAGAGTCTTTACCAGAGAGAATCCGAATATAACTCTTACCACTAAGAACACAAACGAGACAATCGATAAAATGATTGCCCACGTAAAAAATTCAGCGTTGACAAGCTAAGACTTCACTGACAACTAGAAGCCGCCTCCGGGCGGTTTTCTTATACATGGAACCAACTGATTAACCTTTAACTATCAAGAATAAAATTCAGCTACAATCAAGCAAGCAAATTATATTTTTAGGTGCTTGCTATGAATAATAAAACTAAGCAGTCCAAAGGCGGTATTGAAAGAGCCAAGAAACTCTCTCCCGAGCGCAGATCTGAAATTGCACGCAATGCAGCATTAGTAAAGAGCGGAGGCTTTAAGGCCATCCACAAAGGAAGTTTCAAAGAAGTCTTGGGACTCGATATACCCTGTTATGTTCTGAACGATTCTGCTCATACTGCAGTAATTAGCCAAAGAGGAATGGCGCAGGCTTTGGGGTTCACTAGTATTAGAGGAGATACCTTTCCTTCTTTTCTAACTACTCAATTTATCTCTGATTATGCCGGCAGTGAATTATTAAAAAATAGCTCTCATCCTATTGTTTTTAAAACAAATATAGATGGCGGTGAAGTAAAAGCTCACGGATACGACGTAACAATTTTGATCGATATTTGTCAGGCTATCGTAAAGGCAAATGACGACAATCGTCTCAAATCAAATCAAACTTTTTTAGTAAAAAACGCTTCAATAATTCTTCAAGCCTCTGCCAAGTTAGGTATTAGAGAACTTGTTTACAAGCTCGCTGGATACAACTCTACAAAAGCAGCGGTAATTGCGGCCTTCAGAGAGTACATCCTTGAAGAGGCAAGAAAATGGTCGAAAGAGTTCCCGGACGACTTATACGCAGAATGGCAGAGGCTTTATGACATACCAGTCCCAGTCCGAGGTCGTAACTGGGAACATTACCATCTAACGTTGAAGTTCATTTACCTTCCTTTGGCCAAGAGCAATGGCAAGCTCCTTGCGTTGCTCAAGGAAGCGAAAAAAGAATCAAAAGGCAAAAAATACGACAAACTTCACCAATTCCTCAACGAAATTGGCTTAACAGCTTTGCGTGCACACATTTGGCAGGTTGTCGGTATCGCCAAAACTAGTCAGTCCGTAGAAGAATACGAACGAAGGTTCTCTCTAGCTTTCGGAGGACAACTGCCCTTTGAATTTGATGAATAATCACTGAAATCATTCTTGACCGCCCCCAGGCGGTTTTTATTGCCGCGAGAGCGGCTTTTTTGTTGCCGTTTGTGCGATCTTTTTTTACTAAAAAGTTTATCTAAGTAAAAACACTTAACGATTTGCTTTACTTTTTAGTTTACCTAGGTTAATATTTGTTCATCGATTTATTTACTCAGGTAAACAAATGTTCCTCTAATAAAGACAATTTCAGAATCGGCGCCATGGAGAACTAAACGCCGACGCAGCAGGTAGAAAAAGAGCCTGCTAGTGCAAAAATTCGAAACGGCCGATGCAGGCGGTGCTGGTCACGCGAAGACAAACAATCGAACACCAGCAGTCAGTGAAGTGAATGAGTAAGGCAAACGGTAGCCACGAAACACTTTTCAGCTAGAGACCTCTGACAAATAAAGGCATTTGAGATGCACGCAGTATCAAGAACAGCAAACTGCGTTGAGGTCCCGAGAAGCTAACCAGATGAGGAAATCAAAACCAAGAACAGAAACTCGGGCGTCCCAGTCTCGTGAACTGGGTGAGCTAAGCGCTCTCGCAAGAGAAACAGTAGAGCGCAAACAAAAACTTCCTCCGGATTCTCCTGAATGTATCCGTCCTAGCGTGTCACAACTCCGGAGGGAGTTTTTGTTTTTTGAGGAGATAAAAATGGAAAAACCGAAGAAATTAACGAAAAAGCAAAGGCTCGAATTACTGGAGCAGAAAAGAGCTGCCAAGGCTTATTGCGACGAGTTGGCCAAACGAAATGAGTTCGACTATGGAAACTGTTGGGATTATGCCTGCGAGTTTGGGCGCGGTTGGGAAGTCGATGAAATCTACAACTACCTTCGTCGGTACTGTTGAAAATTCAAAAGCGCCGGCGTGCCTCTAGGACACAATCCGGCGCCCGCCACTGGGACGCATTTCTCAGTGTTCTCACACTGCATTCCGTCTGGAGCCGATCTCTTGGGTCGGCTTGATCCAGTCCGTCTAAGCCGATTATAGAGATCAATTACTAGGAGATAACATGTTAGCCACGTATGAACGTAAAAAAGTAACTGAGTACACGTCGTTTAACTATGAATTTAAAGTGTTTTACAAAGGCGAATACGTTTGTGATCTATTAAAAATAGGATGTCACGAATGGGCGTTTTCGGCATTTCAGAGTTGCGACAAACTTGAAGGTCTTCAAATGTTTCTTTACAACAAGACTAGCTGGGAAACCTTTAAGAAAAAAGAAGAAGCAATCCAGCATTTAGAAAACGTACTCGCCGCGTACGAAGCTGGCGAACGTCCCGCTTAATCAACCCTCGAGCTATTAGGAATTTTCTAATAGCTCATTCAAAAGCCTCTTCCCTGCCAAATCCCTTGTTTCTGTTCACTGAACGGCAGCAGAAGAGGTTTCTGAATGAATTGACCATCAAAGGAGATGAAAATGGAAAGACTTGTAATTGATAAACGGGATTACTCAGACGTTGAGGACGCTCTGAAGTGTTCCGGGAAAGCTGAACAGATTGCCGAACTGATTAACGATTTTGAGTATGAGCTCAAAAATTGCCAGCTTGCGGACGAGTCTCTTCAAAAGAATCTTGACGAAATAAATAGCTTTTTCAGCGAGGAGTCCGAACGCCTTATGAACCTGGCTGAGGGAAAGTTCAGATAACGAACCGGGATAGGAGAAAGCGATGAGCATTAAAGAACAAGATGCACTGTGCCTCCTTTGTTGTGGGAGCCTCACTCTTCCGATGAGTAAAGAAGAAATGGAAGGACTACTGAAAGTTTTTATTGATGGCAAGTTGACCTGCATTGAATTTACTCAAAGGAACAACAATATGACAGCCATAGATAGAGCCAAAAGAATCCATGAGCTGTCATCCCAAGCTTTAGAAGCCAACAAGTTGCTTGAGCAATTACTTCACTATGATCAAAAGGCAGCAGGTTCAGCCGGCTTCAGCTCCGATTACTATGGCGAGCATGAATAATCTGAACAGCTCGCTCCAGATCGAAATCAATTTCTTCAAATTCTTTGATCATCTTTTCTTCTAATCGGCCTATACGGGTTAGAGCCTCGAAAAGGTCTTTTTCGGCCTGATCCTCTTTTGCATCACGGCCTCCCCCGATGTTGATTTTAGGGAGGCTGAGCGTGCCGTTTTGAACAAAAGCAATGATTAGCTTTTGAATGAATTCTTTATTCATCTTTTCCTCCATTGAGATAGTTGAAAGTTTGCAAATTAATTATCTCGCAGAGGTGACACCCCGGAAAGACGGGGCTTCTTCAGACCATCTTCATAAGCTCCCCAGGCTTTTACCAATAACTGTTAGTTCCAGTTCAGCGCTGAGGGGAGCTTTTGAATGTGGTCTTTTTTACATAGTTTTAAGGAGAGAAACATGGACCTGTTAGTAGATGAACAAAAACAGATTTTTGATGTTGCTGTTGAAGACATTTTGAAAGAACGAGGTTCTGCAATTTGTCTCACTGATGCTCTCACGTATGCAGAGCGCGCTGTTGTTTCCGCCCTGCTCTCTGGAAAGAAAGAGATAACGCTTGATCTGGCTCACGTTGTTTCGACTGCTGAGGCCCAGAAGGAAGTCAAGGCGCTCTTTAAAGAGTATGCGTCGAATTTCATTTCTGATCTGGTGTGGCAAACGATTGACCGAGACATCTATCCAGATGTTAAAAATTAAGGCCTTTACAAGTCTCCATGAAAGTCGCTAAACTTATCTTGTCCGCAAAAAACGGACACGGGATTGGCGTCCCGACATTAGGCGATCAGTCGCCGAAAGGCGTTTTTTATGGCTGGTCGGCATGATGCCCTGAAACAGGGCACCATCTAAAGTCTCTACGAGCGGGACTTTCGGGGTATCGAAAGATACGCCGTTTCCTAATGACGGTACGCCAACCCGAAAGTTCCTGCTCACCACATTGGCGTGTGGCGCAGGATTTCAAACACGCATTAGGAGACATTAGATGTCAAACACTTTAGCCTTCACTTTCGAAGAATCATCCTTCACGATTCTTGGGGACGTTCTCAATCCTCTTTTCATTGCCCAACAAGTTTGCAAAATTCTAGGTTACGCAAAACCTCAAAACGCAGTTGCGCAACACTGCGACCCTGAGGATGTGACAAAGGTCGAAATGCTCGACCGACTCAACCGCAAACAACTGGTCAACTGCGTAAACGAAAGCGGCCTGTACGCCTTGATCTTCGGCTCGAAGCTTCCGAAGGCAAAAAAATTCAAACGCTGGGTCACGAATGAGGTTCTTCCGGCAATCCGAAAGCAAGGTTGTTATTCAGCTCAGGAGCAGGACAGCACATTAATCTCCAATGAGCAGCAGTACGAACTCTCCAGCCGTGTGATGCGCAAAACTCATGCCCTGTTTGGAAACAAGAACTACAGCTTTGTTTACCGAGCACTCAAGAGACGCTTCCGCATACCGCGCTACACCTGCCTGCTTCAAAGAGATTTTGAGACCGCGCTGGCATTCGTTGACGCTCTAAAGGTTTCGGATTTCAACGTCCCTGATGTAAAGGAGCGAGAAGTTCCTCTACAAAATTACGTCGTTCAGTATCCGAGCTTTACGATTAGTTCTTCGAGTTCTGAGCCGCTTCCGGCTGTTCCGGCAATTCCTGTCAGCAAGCATTACATCACTGACAACGAGCTCCAGGCGATCAAGTCTTTGATTTACTACTTCGATGACTTGTTCAAGCCGCAAATTCAGTGGGCTTCAAAAGAAGCTTACAGGCAGGGACGCCCTGACGCCTCCCGCTTCTACGATGTTTGGCATGAACCGATGTGGTTCATCAGCCGAATGAGACAACTTGTTTCTCGTAACTCTTAACTTCTCTTCTTAAATCCCCGCCTGAGCGGTAAACAAACTGAACTCCTTGGAGCTCGGGTGGGGAGCCTTTTGCCTATCGGAGGCAATCATGAATAAAAAATTTGATGATCTGTTAGAGGACGATCTCGCATGTTTCCTCTGCGCTCTGATCGCCTTCGCCCTGTTTTTCGGTACGTTGACCTTAGTCCTGGGCGCCGATGCCTTTCAGCGGTGGCTGCTATGCATGTAACTCCGAGAACGTGCCCCGGGCCAGGAGATCTCTGGCAACTGAGCTGGCAGGAAGAAAAACGGCAGGAGCATTATGAAGAACTGCTCGAAGAATTCTTTGAAGAGTACATCCCTCGCTACTGCGACGAGCGGATCAACCAACTTGCCGAAGAGGGTGAGGATGAACGACATCCTGAAATTGAGCCTTTGTTTGATGAATATTTGAAGGAAAACGAATGGCGGTAATTACTGACGCAGAGCGTAAAAAACAGCGCAACCGAGAACTGAAGCGCGAGTACTACGCAAAAAACAAAGAAAAGAGGGTTGCGCAGAGCAAAGAACGGTATCGCAAAAGACGCGAAGAAGAATTAGCCCTGAGAAACGATAAAACACCAATCCTCCCGCAGACCCCTTTTTCAGCGCTATTTACAGATTTTTTTATTGATAGGAATCCGAAAAAATGACTAACGAACAAAGAGCAACCTGGTTAGAGGGGCGCCGTACAGGTATCGGCGGCTCCGATGTGGCAGCCGTCCTCGGGCTGAATCCTTGGAAGACTCCGCTGGACGTTTGGAACGACAAGCTCGGACTTTCTGAAGATAAAGGAATGTCTGAGCCTGCGTACTGGGGAACAGTGCTTGAAGATACTGTCGCAAAAGAATTTCAGCTGCGCACCGGTAAGAGAGTTCAAAATGTTTCTCACCAGTTCGCCGACCCTGATACTCCTTGGGCGATTGCAAATATCGACCGAGCAATTATCAATCCTGAGATTGCCGGAAAAGTACGTCCCCTTCTGAAGGTTGAAGAAATCGAGCGCTATGCCGACATCACCGGAGTTGAGCGAATCATCAACACGGATGTTGCATTTGAAGCTAAGACGGCAAACGCTTTTACCGCCGATCTCTGGGGACCTTCTCAGGAGCTTGAGATCAAACAGAACAACCTCAGGACCGAGCATGTGATCCCGCTTTACTATGAGACTCAGATTCAATGGTACTGCGGCATTCTGAAGCTCAAAGGAATGTATCTCGCGGTTCTAATCGGAGGATCTGATTTCCGGATGTACTGGGTAGACGCTCGTCCGGATGTGTTTCAAGTGATCAAAGAAAAGTGCTCCCGCTTCTGGAACGAAAACGTTCTGAAGAAGATCCCGCCTGACCCAATCAACATTGACGATGTACTTCAGTTATATGGCAAAAGCAATGGAAAAGCTGTGGAGGCTCAAGGTGAGCTTGCTATTGATTATGGTGAGTATGCACGTATTGCTGGTGAAATTAAGGAACTCAAGAAGCAGCAGGACGCGCTCAAAACCAAGATTGCAATAAGCATGAGGGACAACGAGATTCTCACGCTTGATGGCAAGAAAGTCCTCACCTACAAAACACAAACCTCAAAACTCTTTGATTCGGATTCCTTCCGTAACGACCACTTAGATGATTACTACGACTATCTGAAAGAAAGATCAACACGTGTCATGCGTGTGTGCGCTTAGTCTTTTAGATTGCTAGCTACACAAAATGGGCAGGGTTTCTACTGATAAAAAGAGCGGTTTTGTGTAATATTCGCTTCGAGCACTGCAGTACAGTGCAACAAGAAAAGGCTTTCTCGGTTGAGCCGGATCAACCGAGCCAAATTCCCTCCAAGCCTGCACAAGCGGGCTTTATTTTTGCCTCTGGCTTATTTCTCGTAACTCTTAATCAACCAAAGCCCCTCCAGTTCGAGGGGCTTTTTCATAGGAATTAAATTATGTCTACATCCGACCAACTCGCCGCCGCTGTCGGCGCTCCCTCTGCACCAGTCGCAAAACCCAAAACGAAAGCTCCGGCGATCGTTCAACAGGTTCTTTCTGACCAGTTCAAAAAACAACTGGCTCTCGCTGTGCCAAAGCATTTAAGCCCGGACAGAATGGCAAGAATTGCCGCGACCGAATTGCGTAAAACGCCAGCCCTTCTCAATACCACACCGGCCTCGTTCCTCGGAGCCGTCATGCAGTCAGCCCAGCTGGGACTTGAACCCGGTTCGGCCCTTGGGCAAGCTTACCTTGTTCCCTACGGGAACCAGTGCCAATTGATTTTAGGCTATCGCGGCATGATCGACCTCGCCCGTCGTTCCGGACAAGTTTTGTCTTTATCCGCGTTTGCAGTCCACGAAGGTGACGACTTTAATTATCAACTCGGCCTGCATCCGGACATCCATCACGTACCAAGCGTCGAAGCTGACCGCATCAAAAAACCGATCACGTTTGTCTACGCAGTCGCAACCCTACGCGGTGGCGGATACCAGTTCGAGGTCATGTCTCGTGCCGAGGTTGAGGCTGTTAAAGCCAAGGCCAAGAGTAAAAATATTTGGAACAACTATTTTGAGGCCATGGCCCTTAAGACTGTTATCCGCCGCCTATTTAAATATCTGCCTGTTTCGATCGAGGCCCTGCAGATTACGAATGTAGACGCCAAACGAGAAGCCGGAGAGGAAGTTAAGCCTGAAGATGTCATTGACATCAATGCCGTCACCGTCGAGGATTTCAAAGATATTGAGGAAGGCGAAGTTACTCAGGAACAACCAACTACCGAGAAATCCTCGGATATTCAGCGCTAACTAAAAAGCCCTGCGAGAGCGGGGCTTCTCTTTTGGAGACCCTATGCAGTTTGAATTCATTGATTACAGCGGCTGCTTTCCAAACCTGTGTGCGGGGAAGCTGACATTTAAGGCAGACGGCAAACAATATGCAGGCTATGTAGACATGATCTCTGGCGGTGATGTTTGGTTTGATGATCACTGGAGTGAGCATGTTGAAGAGGGTCCATGGACGGATGTCTCGGGACCTCTATTAAAAAAGAATCCAGAGCTACTGGAGCACAAAACCGAGCTCCTCAAAATGATTAACGAAAATGTGCCACACGGGTGCTGCGGCGGATGTGTTTAGGAGAAATAAATGTGGAAGATTAAAGACCCTGAATTAAAAGCGAAGGTGAATCAATTCTTCACGGATAAAGAAATTCATGAAGAATTTGAAAAAAACACCGATTTATATAACTACTTCCGATTATCTACCGTTAACAAAAAAGGTCTGTGTGTAACTATCACAGTCGAAAAAGAGTTAGTTGAATTCGTTCCTGAGTATCAAGAAAACGACTGGAACCCATATCCGACTGTAACGCCCCCGGTTGACGGGAAAAAGTGGCTTACGCAGGATGAAGACGGAAATTTAGCTATACGATCATTTACACGCTCGTTTGAAGAAGGAATCGATTACTCCTGGGAGGACCATGACGACAGACTCATCGTTGCATTCAGATCCCTCCCCGCCCCATATCAACCGGAGACGAACAAATGAAACTAGAGCTTGAAAACACTGACGATCCTCGAAATCACCATTTTGATGAACTGGATCAAATAATCGTTCTTTTAAACGATCCAGAAACTGGTGAGCAGTTCTATGAAATCCTCACTTATGTGAACGATGACTTTGTTTTTGGCGGACCGAACAGTGATCCGATGGATTTTGACACTCCCTTTCCCGGCCCCGAATTGATGAGATGGGAGAAAATTGATGTGTAATGATGAAGATCCAATCCTCAATATCTCTCAAGCCGAAAGAGGTAGAAAAGAACGGCTTTTAACCGAAATTGCACAAAATTACCTCGGCGAACGTGGTTTCAAAGCAATCCCGCAATTCACTATCCACAGGACGTTTGAATATCGTATTCACCCGGGTAACGAACTTCGAGAAGCGATAGAGAAAGATGTATTTTTCAATGAAAATCTTGTTTCCGGCGGTGTTTGGAATACGGAAATCTCTTACCGCAACGGTTATGAGCACCGACTAGACGTGCTGGGAATTGGCTACGGTATGGAGCTTTGCGGCATTGAAATTAAATCCTGCTGGGATGATTTCCGGACAGATAAAAAATGGCCGTCCTATATGGACTTTTTAAACAGGATGTACATTCTTGCGGACGAACCTACAGCCGTGAAGATCGCTGCCTACCTGAAAGACCACAATCAGTGTGTCAAAGACGGACTTTGTAGGTGGTGTGATTTCATTCTGCATTGTCGTCCACAATCAAGAAGGTCAACACCTGCTCCAGCCAATCCTATTTGTGCTGGTGTCATAGCAGCTATGGATGACGGAACCACAAAGATCATCAAAAAAGCCATGCGACTTTCGGCCGACGGAAAAACAACAGAACTAGTAAATGCAATTGCTCGGGGCCTTACCTATCCGGGCCAGTTCTGTTATGTCGATTACAGCCCAGACAGATCCTACCGGTACGGAGAACAAATATGGCAATGAAATGGAGACCAAATGACCTCAGGGTTGCAAACATTCTCAGAAGAAACTTCAGCGAAAAAGAGATTGACGAGAATTTCCAAGCAGACATTGATCGGCGTGAGTTTCCTGAGATTATCGGTTTTTATAGAGAGGTAAATCCACTCTTATCGATGACCTTCGTAGTCAACTCTTCCGCCTTTTCTCTCTGCGAGGATTACCAGCAAGATGCTTGGAATCCTTACCCGGAGATCCTTCCTCCGGAGGAAGGTGAATACCTCATCACGGTAAAAATCGGTGAGCGATCAGAGGTCCGTATTGGACGCTGGGGAATCGTTGGCTGTGATGGCGAATGGGTTGGAGAAATTCAGACCCAAATACAAGGATTCAAGGAACTGCCAGAACCATATAAAAAAGGGGGACTAAATGGAAATCACACTGACACACTCCGGGCCGATCCCATTTGATGATTATCCGGACGGAAGCCTTTTTATCTGCAGGATGTGCATTGAGAAAACACATTACAACGGAAGGATTTTTCTACTCCGGCACTACAAAAGCGGAGACTACGCAACATTGACGATGCCCGGATGCGATTTCGGATATTTCTACAAAGGCGAGTATGCCAAGAGAGATTTACAGGAATTGACCTACGACGCCTGGGAGCCAGTGACGTTCAAAGTTGAAAAATAACGAGCCCTCTTCGGAGGGCCTTTTTATTGGGTGACATCATGAAAGATCGACCGGTGTCTGAGCTTAGGTACACGGTAACCTGGAGGAATCCTTACAAGCCGAGACCTGCGGGCCTTCCGAAGATTTTATGCAGCAGTCCCTTCGAGGAGGAGTTAACCCTTCCTTGGATAATTGCCTCCAACTGGGGAATCAACGCTTGGGCAATCGGCATCTACTTCGAGCATCCCAAACCAAAAAGAAAAATGGACGAGGAAAAACGAGCGTCCATGAGAAGGAAGAGGATGCAAACGAGAGTTGAAAAGACAGCTCCACTGTTTGCGGATGAATTTGAGAAGAAAGAACTACAACAACGGCCCGAATATTTCGCCGGTAAATCTCAGGTTGATGAGGCTGAACTAAATAAAAGAATTGAAGAGTTTACCGACCTAATGACTCCAGGAGAAGCAGTCCGGTATTTACTCAGCCTAGGTGTTCCGACAGAGCTGTCTGAAGAAGACAAAAAATTATGCGAAGACATCAAGCAATTCCGTGCAAACGAGAAGAATTTTTCAGCAGAAGAATTTAGGGTCAGGTGTCAAAAGAGGGCTGCTGAGAAAGCTGAGCGAGAAAGGAAAGCTATGGAGGCTTTAATGGACATCAGGAACGAACCTCTTTTCGCAGGCCTTTAAAAATGACAGATATCAGTTATGTTGACCGCTGGAAGAATTACCCAGGAGGCTCAATTCCCGAACATCGCATTGTTATGTCCATCAAGCGGTCCCCGAAATTTGAAGATCTGGTAGATATCACGTATTACTCAGTGCTGGAGCCGATCCCAAGGTCTTCATATACAACCCATTTCTTCCGCTTCCTGCCGGTCAAATTTAGCGAATATCCTCAGGCGCCGGATGAAAGATATTGGGAAGACCGCAACAACCAAACTCCTTCTTTGTTCGATGACATCGAAAACGAATACCTTCCTGAAGAGCGATGGTTCGGTTATCCGGGGTTCAAGCCGCAGCAGGATCAAATCTGCATATTCAGGTACATAGACGAGGGCTTCAATTTTTATGACGTTGATTTCTTCGAAGGAAGAACCTGGCGGCTTCGGGAGAAGACAATTTTCGCCTTTATGCCAATAGCTTCACCGGAAGGATTTCACCGGCGCCGGTGAGATTTATAGGCTCAATTGAAAAAAAATAAGCGAAGGGCTTTAAAGGAGTCTAACTCAGAAATATTGGGTCATTTGATAGGATGCCTCGGTATGGATTCTAAAAATTGAGTCACATGTGAGCGTTATCTTCAAGGTCCCTTTCTCTTTATCTGTGGGTTTAACTGCAAAGTACAAGTTTCGTTTTTCTCCTGCTTCGTAGTCAATATTCAAGCCTATCTTTTTTCTCGTGCACTCTATGCTTTCAGTTGCTTCCCCGAAAGAAAACATTGGAAGTTCTCCCAAGAGTCCGCCTTTTATTTCGATCTGTGATATTCGGCAGTTTGATTGGCCTCCGTGAATTTCAACGACCAATTGATAATAACCTTCCGCTTGAAGTCGCTCAGCATCAGAGCCTTTTATTTCTGATCCAGAGAGATCAAGAACATCAGCACGTGCAAAGGGACGCTTCTTCAAAAGTTCTACGTACATAAATACTGCAGAACAACCCGTCGCAACTGCTATGAAAATTTGAACAAATAATTCCACTTTTGCTCCTTGGTTTTAGATTTGATTTCTTGACAATCTCAATTCTAGGACCGAGGAGCTTTCTTCTCTTTAGGTACTTAAATGAACTTTTCAACCACTGAACTTGTTTTCGACATTTTGTGTCTGGTCGTCAGCATTGCCTGTTTTACCGGACTTGTTTTTTTCTCATCGCAACGAATTTGCGGATTATTAAGCAACGTTATCAAGCGACTGGAATCCGTTGAAACGACTCTGAAGGGAATAAAGAAATAAACCGAGGAGCTTATTTTCTATCTAGGACTAAAACAATGACCTTAACTTTTCAAAGCATTTTCTTATTGGGCTGTTTCTGCGTTTGCGTGGCCTGCTTTTCCTACCAGCTCTACCTCTTGGGCAAGCATGTCCGGTTCGCTTTCAAGATGATTTTGGACGAACAGCGTGACCTGCAGAAACAGGTAAAAAGCATCCAGTTAAATCAGAATTCCTTTACAGATCGCCATGAAAGTCGCTAAACTTTTTTCAGGAGGATGAGCCTCTCACCAGTTCAAACACCCAGTGAAAATGAAAAAACTCCTTTTGCTGCTACCCATAAGCTTTTTAACTTTAACTAGTTGTACCGTCATCGATGGTCAGACAGTTTGGTTAGATGAAATAAAAACGTATCGAGTCTTTCAAGTTTTGCCGGATGGTAATGCTTTGGCCTTTGAATGTGATTCAGAATACGACAAATACTGTTATGGAGATGTAGCTCTACTTGCTAAAAGAGAAAAGCCTTTCTATGACGGGATTAAAGTAAACATTCCTAAGCCGACTATAGAAGGAACCTACCGCTACGAAACAAGGAACAACTTTATAAAGACAGTTCCAATAGTACATTGACAGTTCACACCTAAAGAACTCAATTACGGCAAGAAACCAACAAACACCATTCCGCCCCTCAATTTGAGGGGCTTTTTTTATTGGGAATACAAAATGAATGAATTAACCACTCTGCCGCCACCGACGTTAGAAATTATTGATGGCGTGCCCACCGTCCTGTCAACTGTCGTGGCGGATTATTTTGGATACCGTCATGACAATTTGCTCCAGATTATTAGAGGCCTGATCGCTCGAAATTCGGAGCTTTTATGTCTCCTATATTTTCAGGAGACAACCACAAGCCGTCCACATCCTAAAAATCCGGATGTCTTTATTGAGTCCCCAGCATTCAGAATGAATCAAACGGGCTTCAATATTTTGGCAATGAAGTTATCCGGAAAAAGAGCAGAACGATATCAAATCAGATTTGCTCAAGCCTTCGAAGCAGCGGTAAAGGCTTTACAGAACATCAACCTGTCGACGTACCAAAAGGCCCTACGACTGGAGGCAAAGTTCGACGAACGAAAACGGCAGATTAGTTTCTGCGCCTCTTCTCTCGCCAAATGGAAAGATGAAAAGAAAGTGATGCTTTTAAAAATGGACGAGTATCAAAAAGACGTTCAGATGTCTCTTCCTTTCGATTCAATCCTTATCGAAGTTCCGCACTAAATGAACAAATCAAAACTCAGAGCATCCGTTTCCCGGGTGCTCTTTTTTTATGGATAAAACAATGACAGAACCAATGGAATTTACAGAAGCCGTCTTCCAACAGGTGGTCGGGAAGTATCGAATCAGGGTTGAGTTCAGAAACTACTGGAGCCCTCCTATGGCATGTTGGGCTCAGACATTCAACTCCTATTTTTGCGAAGCCTCTGATGTCTACATGGATGAATGCTACGACTATCCCTGGCGTCCATTTATTCACTCTACAGGCTACTCAGACGACGGGAAACCAATCCCCATCACAAGAGAAGCAGCCGCTAAGGCCATCACCAATGCTTACAAGGAATTGACGTTAACACCGGAAGAACGACAGGCAAGGCGCGAACGATCAGAAAAGATCAAACGGGAAGTCAGAGAACGGCTTAGAAAACAAGGACTCATCAAATGAATTTACAAGAAAAGCTACAAGCTATTGCGAACCATTACGGCATGGACCTTCAGGCCATCAAACTGGCCGAAGAAGGCGCAGAACTGGCTGCTGCTACTTTGAAGAACGTCGGTCTCATGATTCAACAAGAGAACGGTGAAGGCGGCGAATCAATCGCTCAAAAACGAGCTGAGGCTATGGAAAAAACGGACGAAGAAATAGCTGACGTTCTCTTAGTGTCTCGGCAAATGGAATATCTGTTGCTTGAGTCCCCGAAATATGACGAAAAAATCACTCGGCTAATGAACGAAAAAGCCGACCGCCAGTTATCAAGAATCAAGGAAGAAGAAAATGAACATTACTAGAATCAGCCTGAAGCAAACAACCGAAAATATTCAAATCCCCGACTGGGCGAAAACTATCGTCATCCACGCTGACACAACGGCACCGTACTCGGAGAAAAAATTACAGCAAATCTACTGGTTGTTTTTCAAAACGCTAGGTATCACTGATGAGTCAAGAAAAAAGTACACGCTTCGTTTTCATGTGAGATTCGCTCGTCCTGACTGTGATTACTACGTCGAGTTTGCTGACATGATCATCAATGACCGCGTGAGGTTCTGACAATGCCCAGGAACAAGAAACCTCGGAAGAAATTCACGTGTCGAAAGATTGAGATTCCGCGCATTTCTGAAGAGCGAATTGATGTGATTATCGACACGATGACGAATGTCGGATTCTCAGTTGAACTTAAATTGCCTAATGGCACGTTTGATCGAGATGATATGAGAGCTCTGGCCGATTTCAGTAACCTGACAGGCGTGACCTTTAGTGAATTGGGAGAGGATCGTTTGAGTGAGGAAGATCTGATTTCTTCCAATGAGCTGCAGTGTGCTCTCTCAGATAGCCTGACATCGTTATATCTCCGGACATACAAGAACAAAGCTAAGTTCTACGTTCCGACCGGAGAAGAACTCAAAACGATTCAGGAGGCTGTCACTTTCTTTCTCCCGGTAATGGAGGAAATTGTTAAAGACAGCCCAAAACTAATCATCAAATTCTGGAACAAAACAAAGAATCTAATGACGCGCCCGGATGGTGCGTATAACGGAGTAAAGGTATCTAGCTATGAATGACATTGACTATGACAAATTGTCCAGCATGGTGGCAGATAAAGTCTCCAGCCAGATCGCTGAAAAGCTGATTCAGAAAACAACAAAGCTCACACTCTCTCGTCCAGAAGTAGAGGTTAGGATCGGTTTTGCTCCTGGCTCTTCTGCCGCCCGTGAAGTAATGAAGGATCCGAAGTTCCCTAAGCCTGACGCATTCTCCGAGAACGGGCGCGATCGTTGGTACACAAAAGACATTGACGATTACATGGAAAGCAAAAGACACGCCCGAGCCAAGCTCGCTATTTCAGCCGCTTAGCAATTTCTTCTGCGCTCGCTCTGTAGTATCTCTGGAGCATCTTTAAATCTTTGTGCCCCGTTTGTCTAGCAAGCGCCAGGACATCTAAACGGGGCGCCCCTGTTTCTGGATCAGGGCTGGCGGCCCAAGTCGCAAAAGTTGCGCGGCCGTCATGAAAATTCAGCCCTTCTTTGATTAGTCGGTTTTGAGAATCATATTCAGGTCCAAGGCCGGCTCTATCCCGAACTTTTCGGAATAACGTATCTCTGTTGTGATCGTTAAGTCCGCCAAAAATCCGTGGTTCATACTCGAGCTCCATAACTAATTTAAGAATTTCCCGAGCTCTTGCAGACAAGGCCACGTCTCTTCTTGACAATGTTTTTGTAGCCTCCGCCGGCACATGTAGCACATTGTCACCTAACCAAGAATATTCAATCTTTAAAAGCTCCCCTGCTCGCATTCCTGTTTGACAACTAAAAAGGAAGGCTGCTACCGCAAGTTGCATTTTGTTCTTTGGCACTGTGTGGCCGTCCCAACCGCTAGCCTGCAAAAGTTTCTCTATATCCTCGTCTGAAGCAACTCTCTCGCGGTGCTCTGGCTCCCGTGGTTTCTCCACACCCCGGCAAGGATTCACATCTGTGAGTTCGTTTTTAATAGCAAATTGAAAAACGTCAGAGAGAATTGTCAGCTCTCTATTAACAGTGGACGGTGAAATATAGTTGTCTCGGTTTTTGGCACGTTCGCTGAGGCGACGTTCAATGTAGTTCTCAATCGTTCTGTTTGTAAAAGAAGATAGAGTTTTAGCCGCCAGTTTATCTCTCTGGAGGCGTCTCAGTCGGATTTCTTCTGTACGTTTGGAGCGTTTCTGTGAAGTGACTTCGCTGATGTATTCGTCAATCAGCGCGGCCAGAGTAATCGAAGAAGAGCGTTCTTCGGCGCTAATGTCCAACTCTGCCGCAAAGCGTTTTGCCTCAGCTCGAGTTTTAAATGTTTTGGAGAATCGCTGTTTGTTTCCGTCCGCCTGAAGTCTATAGCCATAAACTTCATACGTACCGCAGAGAGTTTTTCTTATTCCTGCCATATCCGCCTCGAGAATTTCCGTTAGCGTTTCCGTTAAATTTCCGTTATCTAAACCTGAATATAACGAGATATGCCAAAACGGACAACAAAAAATCCCGTAAAACCGAGGCTTAACGGGATATGACAAGTATGTCTGGTGCCCGGGAATGGATTCGAACCAGCACGCCCGCAAGAGTGCGTCTACCAATTTCGCCACCCGGGCACAGTAAGCCGCAAAACTATTTATCCTCAAGGCAAACGGTTTTCAAGGCCCTGTCACACCATCA